AGGGAGGTGAGAAAATGAGTCAGCCCTACAGAAAAGGAAACTCCTGGTACATCCGATTAGATAGCGGATACGAGATGGAGTTCCTAAGTTATGAAGAAGCTTGGGAATACTACGAAGAAAGGAACTGAGGGAAAAGCCCCCGAAAGGGGGCTCACCCTGAATCATATAGGAGGATACACTATGAGAGAATATGCTGTTAGAAACAACGATTTCACTAAGTTTGATCTTGACCCCGATTTTACCTTGGACAGAGTTGACCGTAACAATACCCACTACTACACCAATAACCGTTGCCCCAAGTGCGACGGGAAAAAGTATATCTCTTATTACAACCATGTAGAAGGTGGTGTGTGCTTTCTCTGTGGTGGTACTGGTGTTCATCCTACCAAGGTAGTAGTTAGAACTGCGGAGTACGCTGCCAAGCTGGACGCCAAGCGTCTGGAGAAAGCTCGCAAGACTGCTGAAGCTCGTAATGCTGAATATCTTCGTCGTCAGGGGTTCAGTGTTGACGGAAAGACATGGGTCGTCATGGGAAACACCTATGAAATTAAAGATCAGCTCAAAGCTGTTGGCTGTAAATGGAATCAGGAGTTCGGTTGGCATTTTGATCATGAGGTTACTGATTTTGATACTGTAATGGTAAGTATTGAAGACAACATTCCTTTTTGGGATGATTCCACTGAGTACATTGGTCAGTACAGTAATGATGGTACTTTGTACTTTATTGCCTCTGAACTTATTCAGGATTATGTCAAATCTCTTCGTGAGAAGTATGTAGCTGATCATGCTCCCAAGACTGAGTACTTCGGTAACATTGGTGACAAGGTGGAGCGCGAGGTAAAGCTCATTCGTCGTGCCGGATTTGACACTATGTGGGGAACGACCTTTGTGTACACCTTTGTGGATGCCGAAGGACATCAGTTTGTGTGGAAGACCGGCTGTTACCTTGACCAGTCTGAGGACAGTACACTCACCGTCCGTGGTACGATTAAAGCACATTCTGAGTACCGGGGTGCGCGGCAAACTGAACTCACTCGGTGTAAAGTCATAGCCTGATATGGATAGTCCATATCGTGTATGTGGATTATCAATAGCTGGAAAGGAGAGGTTGACATGGACAAACTTAAACAATTGACAATTGAATATTTCACGCTTGAGGGCAAGTGCGACGGGACGGCTGAGACCTTTGCTGTTCTTCATCCTTTGGTGAAGGATTTGGCGGAGCGGGTAAAAGACCTTCAGCGTAAGGCAAAAAGCCGCGAGGTACGATATTTTGCTTTTAAGCTGTACCAAGATGTTTCTGATATGGAAATTCGCTTTTGGAAGTATACTATTTAGAAGATAGCGTGGTACTATCAAGGACTATTCTTAGTACCGTGGCACACGGCAAACTGAACTCACTCGCTGCAAGGTGGTCTCACGTTCGGTTTCTTGAGCAATTTCCGGCGAACGTGAGTGAGGGGAAGTAATTTATCACCGAAAATATTCGCAGCACCTCGAGGATCTCTAGATGAAGAGAATTCCCGCCCAGAGTAGGACGGGAATTCATTTTGTTATTCAGATTTCTTCAGAACAATTTGCTGAGATTTTTCATCCCAGTAGTAAACGTCCTCTCCAGGGTCAAGTTTGTCTACTGGTGCGAATTTATCTTGACCAACTCTACGAAACAGCTGAGGCTGCTTTAGCAGATGTCGATCCCGATTTCTTTGCATTTCTCTTTGTATTTTTCATGATATTTGTCCTGAAGAGTCTCAATGTAAGAGCAGTCATAATCTACAGCTTGCAGTTCCAAGCATAATCGTTCAAGGTATTTCAGTTCTTCATCAACATCTTTGATGAGATCATTCACCTTGTTAAAATCTGCAATCTTTTTCCAGCCGATGAGATGAGCTGCACATTTCTCATACAGAGCCTTGGTATCAGTTTCCCACTGACGATACTGCTGCATAGCTCTCTGAACCGCCTGCTGTCTCGTAGTGGCCGAAACGTCATCACGGGTGTATTTATACCAGTCATCGGGAATAACCGTGATAGGCTCCAGCTCTCCACAGTCGAGGAGCATCCCGTGATGGTTCATGTAGTACCGACTTACACCGCGATGTTCTGCAGACTCTGCAAGATACTGATACTCGTGCATACGCTTGAAACCTCTGAGACCTAGGAAATCAAACAGGTCAGCCATTTCATCGTGGAACATGAGTGCAGTAATCTGTCTTGCCATTATCACAGAGAATACTTCCCTGCAATCTTTGGGCTCATAATCTGCAAACGAGATCTTACTTTTCACCATTTGTATCACCTCCGAGTTTTGATAGAATTTCGTTGATCTTTTCATCTTGCATAGAAAGGTGATAATGGATATCATTAACTGCCTGATTAACGGTTTTACTCATTGAGCTCTGGTCAACGTTTTCGTCATAGTTTGCAAGTCCAATAAGGAACGATACAAGAGCCATTGCATCTAGCAGAGAGATACCCTCATTTGACCCTCTCATGCCAGTTTAACTACACCAACGCAAGTATGAGAAACAGAACCAGCAGCACCACTGATAGCAAGAGTGATGAGCGGACGATTCACACAGCACGTCGTGATGATAAGATCAGTCTCGATATGAGTGGTATAGGTAGAGCCAGCAGCAACAGTCTCAGACGAGATAGCGCAAGGCAGAGCCACACCATCCTTATACATCTGCACAACGATGACACCAGCAGCAGTAGGAGTATAGGTGACATCAGCAGACAGATGGTACAGACCAGATTTATTGACTCGAATGCTTGCAGTATTGAGTGTGAGAGAGCATCCACTCTGTACCACAGGAGTACCTTCAATGTTCAGCGGAGTGACATCAGCGGTGAACACTTGAGTGGTGTTATTGTATACACGAATGCAGGATTTTGCATACTGATTGTTAGAACAAGACATAATCATTTCTCCTTTCAAGTAAAACAGGGAGGGCATTTGCCCTCCCTCTTGTTGGTGGGCATAACTATATGCCAGTGTAAGGATTTAAGCGCAGTTACCGCAACCATAGTTGCAGCCATTGCCGTAACCATTTGCAGAATACGGGCTGCAAGTGATGTAAGCAGGACGAGCTACAGGCTGAAGCTGGTTGATCAGATACTGGTTCTGCAGGAACTGACTGTTCTCGAACTTCGCATCCTGAAGCTTGTCACGCAGTTCCTGAATGGTGTTCTGCGTGAGCATAGCTCTGGTCGCATCACCATCAGCACGGATAGCGTTGACAATCTCGCAAGTGTTGCGATAATTCTCAGCCTTAACCGAGTCAATGTTCCGGTTAGTTTCGCAGCAGCACTGCTGAGACGCGAAACGGCTTTCCTGAATCTGATTCCCAAGGCCATTGAAGCCCTGAAGCATGGTTGTGTTCATGGCATAGAAGCCATCACACAGACCGTTCTGAATGCCGAGCACAGATCTCTGAAGGTCGTTGAAGTTGAATTCCTGACACATATCCGACCGAGTCAGAGCACCCTGAGCGCCAGCTCCGTTACCGAAGCCGAAGCCGTTGCCACCCCAAGCAAGCAGGAAGAACAGGAAGAACACCCAAATCCAGGTGCCACCTGCACCCCCAAACATGCCATCGTTGTCTCTGTTCTGCAGCGCAGCAACATCCGCTACAGACAGACCATTACCGTCCATTCCCATAATGATACCTCCTTACAGAAATTTTATTTTCAACCCATAGGGAACTGGGATTGAAACTGATTCCACGCCTGATCAAAATCAATACCTCTCTGCTTACAGATGTTCATACAGGTTTGCTTGATCTGTTCAGGACTTTTGCCTTGAGACATGTTCTGAGCTTGTTTGAATAAGGGGTTAGATCCAAACTGATTCATCATGAATTTCATAGGATTCATCATAGCACCCATCATCTGCATAGGATTCATTCTTTGTTACCTCCTTTGCTCAGTCGCTGTTCAAGTTTTGTGATCTTTTGTTTAAGTTCTGTTACCATCTTTTCGAGATCTTCTTGCTTTGCATAACCAGAGAGATCAATTGGCTCCTGTCTTGGCTGTTCCATCGGTGCAGTTGGCTGATCAAGAGAGTACCTCTGGAATATGATATTGCCATCAAGCCCAAGTTGTTTTGTATAGATTTTTCCATGAGCCTTATCGGGGAAGATAAACAGAGATCCATCAAAGTCTATCATTGCAGCATTGGCTTCTTCCTCATTTGAAACCGGTCTACCCTTGATAATTGGTGCAGCTGAAGGAGTCTGTTGTGTAGACTGCTGATAAGAATTCTGTGGGGTGTAACCCATTCCTCCTGCATACTGTGGATACTGGTTTTCCATCATTTGCAAACGCTGTTGAGCACTTTGCATACCGGGATTGTAGTACATTGGTTGATTATACATAGGTGCTCCCTCCTTACAAGTATATTATAGTTCTAATTTGAATGGTACAAGTATCCCGAAAGTATCTCGAAAAGATAATAAAAAGATCCTCGTCACCGAAGCAACGAGGATCCTGTAATCAAAGGAGCTTATTCAGTTTGGACAGAGCTTTTGAATGGCGTCTTTTAATGGTGATCTCTGAGTATCCCAGCTGATCTGCTATATACCGAAAGTCTTTATCTTCCAGATAGTGCAGTTTCAGTATGAGTTTATCCTCTTCAGACAAGGTTGACTGCTCTAGGAGAGCATCAAAAATAGCTTTGCGTGGAATTTCTTTGAGTTTGCGTCTTGTTTCAATATGCTCACTCAATCATCTGTACCTCCCGCAGGTAGGACAACGAGATTGCCCTTTACCGGAGGATCCTTTTCCTGAGGATTTTGTGGAGCTTTTGTTTGAGTTACGAGTCCTTGTTCTTGTAATTGTTGTAGTTGTTCTGATCGTTTGTCTCGCCATAAGGTGTTACCTCCTCAGTATTCCCTTGGACATAATTGGCGTGTTCGCCGGATTGGTAAACGTTATTGCCCTCACCTTCGCCAGTATCCTGTGTTACAGTTGTCGTAATGGTTTTTTCAGTTGTGAATTGACTCTCATAGCCAATGAAAATGCAGGAAATTACAATATTGGTCAAAATGCTGATGATAAGAACAATTCTCAGCCAAAAATCTTCCTTGCGTTTGGATTCGAGCATATTGAGTACAATTCTGTTCAAAGCTACGCTTTGATCCAATTCTTCTTTTTCCTTTATTTCATTGAGGTCTGTGTATGTGTCACTCATTCTGTATCCCCCTTGTTAGCAAGGTGTTTCAAAGCATCTGCAATCTGAGTAAGAGCCATGTTGGTTTGTTCTTGATGACTTGCATTATGGTATAGGGTTTTGATTTTTTCTTCATGGGATTTGATATCAAGAGCTTGTTGCTGCTGTATGGAAGCCATTGATTTCAGATCCTTCTTGATCTCCTCAATCCCTTCGATTGCTTGTTCAAGTTTTTGTGAAAGAACACCTTCATTCTTGGATCGGCTCTGCATTCCAACAACAAAGGTTAGAACACCAATAATACATGCCACGAGACTGCAAATAAACAGTACTGTTTCTTGCATTTACAACCCTCAGTTGCTATCTAACACAGCAATGTTGCCTTTGTTAGACACCTTTAAGTTCAATGCAGCAGCAATATCGCGTACTTTTACATAGTTTGTTCCATCTTTCAAAATTCTTTCAACAGGAACTTCCTTGCCATTTACAATCATCTTGCTTTTCTCAACCATTTCGTCATCGATCCTTTCTTTGAATCTTTTCCATTGAGTATTGCCAGAGGTATGATAATAGGTGTTTGTGTCATCACCTACAAAAGGACGCGGGCACATTTTCCCAGATACGTCATAGTGTCTGATAACATTTTCTGCTGGGATGTTATACTGCTTCATGAGCTTTCTAACAAGCCAAAGAGCATTCTCCAGTGCTCTGTCATCAAAATACCAATCTGTATCATATGCTCCAACACGCTGCTTATTGATCTTACTCGGACGGATTTCAATACCGATGGAGTTCCAGTTCCGGCACTCCGGATGCAGTGTACCGTCTCCGCAGTGCCACGCCACATCTGTATCCTTTACACACCGATAAATGATATCACCCTCGTCCACGGCGTATTGTGCGCTGGCTCTGGCCTGCGGATTTTTGAACCACTCGGCCACGCTGGCCGCAGAGCCGAGCGCACCGAAGTAGTGAATAACGATCCATTTCGGCGTGCAGCCGCCAGCTCTATGGTTGATCGGGGTAAGAGCATTTTTAATCACTGGCATTGTCTGTTCCTCCATTTACGTGAGCCGCATCTGTAAGTCCTTCAGCCAGCAAGTAACCGATCACGGACGCACCCTGCATGATAAGTCCTGCAATCATTTTTGCCTGATCCTCCGCGCCACCGAAAGCAACGATGCATCCGGATACAAAGCCTGCAATAGCGATCCAGAGTTTGCGGCTCGTCAGTTTACGTTTCCAGTCAATTTTGTTCATAGTCAGTACCTCCAGTTGTTTTGTTTGGTTTAGCAAAGATCCTCTTGGCTGCTAGCAGTCCAAGCTCACCTCCAAAGGCTGCTCCAGCAAATGTGAGTATATCACTCAGGTCAGTAGTTGTTTCGGTGATAATGGAGTATGTTTTAACGCACATAGCCCAAAGCAGAACAATTGTAAGTACAAGAATGTTAAACAATACAATTGTCTTTGAGAGCTCTCCTTTTGACCATGCCTTTTTACCTCTGAAATACTGCAAGAATTTTATCATAGACTTGATTCTCCAACCACAAGGATATCATAAGAGCTATTTTCTGTTGTTTTGTTTTTGAACGGCACAAGAGAAAAGGCCACGCGCACAGCCTCGTTTTCTCCGGTGTGCCCTAACTTAATGTTTCTTGTAAAGGATGCAAGAATATCCGTATTGTGCCTACTTTCAGTAGCCTATGACCATTACTTTGTATGGGTAAGTTGTCGAAAACTGCGTTGTCGATAACCCCGTCTTTCGTGTGAATACAATTGCTGATGTGGATACGGATGCACCCAGAAAGCCTGTGGACGTATCTTCTTGTACGAACGCGAAATACCCGGAATCATAACCAAGCAAACTGCCCATCAAAGTGTTCCCAGAATCGTCATATGCCTCTGTTAATGTCATAACTGTTCCCGTTGCGTTGTTCTTCGCGGAAATGATAACGGCCTTGACCCTTGTTATCCCTTCGGTATTCGGAACACTTAACTGCGTCCCGCTTGTGGCTGTTACACCCTTTGCGTAGATAACTTTCGCGCCGAGTTCTACGGCCTGAACAATGACAGGATTGAATCCGTCAACACCGGCAGGCGGCGTAATCGTCTGCTGCGTAGTGGTGGATTTTACCATTTTGCTCTGAACGTTCGCCCCGCCGCCGCACATATTGATAACATTCGCCATATCACACCCTCACTTTCAAAACCTGCACTGTAAGAGCTGTAGATGGAACAACTGTACATACAAATGTGAGCTTTCCCGCCTCAGTAACATCTTTTGCTTTGATTTTGCAACGATTGTATTCCGCATCGCTTGCATACACTGGACCAACAAGATACTTGTAGTTGTTAGTTTCAAAAGCAACATTGTTCAGGGTCTGCTCTTTGTTGATCCAGCCGGAAGTTGTTAAAGTCAACTCTACAGCAACAGACTTGTTTTGTGTAATCTGTGCCTGAAGATTTGCAGCTACATTACCAGACAACTGTGACTGGATTCCGCTGAACCAATTCTGAAAAGCACTATCATATTGTGCAAACAAATCAGTTGTATCAATCTGGTTTACTGTGCCAGAAACGATACCACATCTTGTTGTGTTTGCCCTCATATCAGTTATGATAGTCTGAGAAATTGAAGCAGTACCCGCAGCCAAGGTTATTCTGGCAAGTTCCAGTTCATACTTGTCGCTATTCCTTTGCAGAGTAGGAGGAACAGGAGAAGCAGAAGCTGCACCGCTCTTGATGTACAACTTAATCTGTCTGTCAGAGTAATCAAGACCCATTATGATTGAGTCAATACGAGACAGACTTGCATGAGCAGTAGGAACTGTAAGAGCTTCTGAAGAAGAAACCGTGATATAATATCCATTAATCCATCCACTGCCCGGAAGCACATTTACTTGCATGTTTGGTGTGGTGGAGGCCTTTACCTGCAAACCGGAAGAAGGATCCGGAAACACACCATTTTTGACAAGTAAACTGAAATAGTGAGCAAAATCAGCTGCATTGTATACTCTGTCATAGTTTCCGGATCCCTGGTCTACAGCATCAAAAAATCCACTGTTATAAGCCATAGTTTCAAATCCCCCTTCGCAATTTTGCTGCTATAGTCGGCTGACTGTACCCAAAAGTCAAATCCAGCTGTTCCCCGCTCTCATCATATGTCATGACAGCTGAGGTAACTATTGCATTTGTTTTGATTTTCAATCGTGAATCGTACACAGTAACAGAGTCACCCAAGAAGAAATCAGTACCAAAAGTGTATCCTGTTACTCCAAAAGTCCGTATTGTGGCCGAGAATGATTCGATATCTTTGTAGTCTTCAAGATTCTCTTTCCCTCTTTCAATAAGCATAGATTCATACTCAGCATCAGAAATTGTTGTACCATCATCGTTTTCCGTTTGTAGATCTCTAGCATCAACAAATAACTCTCTACGATTGAGGCCAGAAGAATCACCTATTGCTTTGACTTTTCTGTTCTTACCACTATCCTCTCCAGCCACGTATGCAAAATTCCGATAATTCAGTTTGTTGTGGGAGTACGAAGATTCAAGAATATCATCAAGATCGGAAGAAAACAGTACCGGAGTGTTAGAGGATTGATCCAGTGTGCGGTTTGTACCTTGGTAGGTTTGGAATATAAACACCTTATCTTTTGGCACAAATTTCAACCTAAAGCCTATTGCATAAGCCTGTCCGAGATCAGAACATCCAATTAAAACAGTACTTCCTGTGCGCTGATATGATATGGATGATCCATAATCGATTGGAGAGGGTTCAAGCTGTATGTTTGGAATCTTCCGGTTTTTATCACTTGGATTGATGAGATAATTTGTTACAAGATCTCTCATAATTTTTGTAGGCTTGCCGGATTTTATAAGAGCTGGATAGATTGTACGGAAATCAAGATAGCACTCACACAGTCTGCCCTGAACGTGTATTGTTTGTGTATCCTCATCATCCACGGACAATTCCTTGAATTCGATGAGACCTGCGGAGGTTCCTCCCTTCCACAAGAGGTTATCCTCTTGCAGAAGGGAAGTGTTTTGATCATTCAAAGGAGCCCATAACTCAAAAGATCCTGCATCAGCAAACTTTTCTTCCCACGTCAAGCCAGTTATAACATCTATGAATCCAATTGGTTCAAGTGTATTCTGGTTGAATACATATAGGTTCATTTACTGCACCTCCAAATACTGAGGTAAGAAGTGGAGTGCAACTTCAAGTCCAGAAGAGTTACTGTCAGCATCATACTTCAAAATGTTCTTTCCTCTGTGAAGCTGCAACCATGTTGAATCAAGATCTAGATAGGAAAAATAGTTTGATTCAACTCCGTTCAAAGTACCTCTCACATACTTCTCTCCATTATTTGTGGAGATTGTAATGGTTTCACCGGGAGATATTGTCTTGTTGATTTTGATGTATTCTCGTGTATCAACATTGAGTAGGCTGGGATTTTTAACACTGCTTGTACAAGAAAAGGTTATGACAAGACCAGTATCTACATCTCCATCATTTTCCAGAGTAGCCAGCAGAGAAGGCTCTCTCAAGCCAAGGATTATTCCTTTTGACTGTGGAATTACGAGAGGAAATTTGAATTTCGATATTGTTGTAGCAACTAAAGAAGTTTGTTTTTCTTTGGTTGTAAACAATGGATTGGAACAAGTACCCTGCACTATGAATTTACATAGTACTTCATTATTATCCTTGTTCGTCGTTGAATATTTCACAGAAGAATCCGGCTTGAATATCAGTTGATACTTATCAAGTATGATCAGGCTTATACTGTGCAAAGGATTGATCAATCGATTCAGTTCTTGCTTGTTTTCTTCAAGCAAGTCATAGGTATCTCCAATAACGTACCCCTCAATAGATATACTGCGCTCTTCAAGAGTTGTACTGTTAATGTATACACCTATCTGATTGAGATATTTATAACTGTGATGATTTCCTTCTACAGTCCCCAGATCAATCTTACTCAGTACAAACTCACTGTTCTCGGTGTCAACTACAATTGACTTTAGAGTGGACATATTCAAAAGTGTCACAGAATCTATCATATGTTCCCTCCTTAATTGAATCCAAGAGACAGCTGTTGTGCTGTTTGCTTGAGGAGTTTAGCTGCTACTGTGGGTGTAACGGCTTTAGGACTGTTGTATGTGAAGCTGTACTGGTTTTGTACCGTAGGAGTTCTAGAATCCTTAAATTTTACACTATTGGTAGCGGATTCAAAGGAATCAGAATCCACATCTGCAGAAACATTCAAAACCCTTGCTGTTCCAAAGATATCATCAAGTGTATCATTGATTGCATCTGCAACGACTCCAATCTCAGACTTTACAACTCCAAGAGAACTTTTCATGCCTTGAGCAAGTCCTTGCATCAAAAATCCGCCTTGAGATTTCATAACCTTGGAAGGAGAAGCGATACCAAAAGTTTCCTTGAAATTGCTAATGATTCCATCTGCAAAGCCAGTGATCTTTTCCTTGAGCCAGCTTCCTGCGCTCTTGATACCGTCCCAAAGACCATTCACCAGATTTTTACCTATGTCAAGAAGTTTTGAAGGAAGTTCCTTGAACCAGTTAACAATATCTGATGCAAATGTGGAAATCTTATCACCAATGGTTTTCACAGCGTTGGTGATACCAGTTTTCATGCTTTCCCAAGTATCTATGAAAAAGTTTTTGACTTTGGTCCAAAGCTCATCCCAACTTGTTCCGAACAAGCCCAAGAAGCTGTCCAAAATACCCTTTAGCATGTCTAGTATTGTGGTAAAGATATTTTTAATCCCTTCCCAGATACTGGAAAAGGTTTCCTTTACCGCATCCCAAGCACCTTCCCAGTCTCCCTTGAAAATAGCTACCCAGAATTTGAATGCTCCAGAAATCGTATCGAGAACAACACCAAGAATATTGGAGATGGTTTCAAAAACACCTTCAAAGATCGGTGCTAGAAGGCTACAGAAGCCATCCCACAGACTTGACAAGACCTCAGTAAAGTTTTCAAAATCAAACCCAAGACTGTTGATTGTTTCTACAATGCTTTGCCCAAACTCAGAAAACTTTTCTTTTATTCCATCCCAAATACCAGTCATACTTGTACGGAATTCTTCATTGACATCCCACAAATGCTTAAATGCTGCAACGAGAACACCTATAACAGCAATAATGACTAGAATTGGAGTACTAACTCCACCAATTGCTGCACCCAAGCCTTTGAATACTCCAGAAACTGTACTGATAACCTGAGGTGCTGCTTGAACTAGAGTTGCGATTTTTGAAACTGAGGTTATTAATTTTCCCAGTATCATCAATACAGGCCCAATAGCGGCAACTACAGTTGCAATTTTCACGATTGCTTCTTTTTGATCTTCATCCAGATTATTGAGCCAGTTAGCAAAGTCTTGTAGCTTTTCTGTGATTTTCTGTATTGCAGGCATAAGAATATCACCGAAACTGATTGCTATTCCTTCAAGAGTAGATTTTAGGATAGTCAGCTGACCACCGAGATTATTCAGCATCGTGTCAGACATTGTCTGTGCTGTTCCATCGGCGGAACTGATAGCCTCAGTAAGATTGTTAAAGTCCTCTTCTCCAGTATTTACAATAGCAAGAAGTCCAGACATACCCTCTTTACCTGCAAGGGCAGCAGCCACACTTGCCTGTTGAGCTTCACCAAGGTTACTAAATCCGGATCGAAGATCAACCATTATCTGGCTAAGTGACTTCATGTTTCCTCCGCTATCTGTAACAGAGAAATTCAGCTTATCCATAGCAGCTTCCATCGCATCAGTAGGCTTTACCATGTTTGTAAGCAATGTTCTCAATGCAGTACCAGCTTGAGAGGCTTTAATACCGCTATTTGCCATCAATCCAAGAGCAACTGAAGTATCCTCTACGGAAAACCCAAGAGAGCCTGCTACCGGGGCAACATATTTGAAAGATTCACCTAACATAGATACGTTGGTATTTGCGTTATTGGATGCTGCTGCAAGTACATCAGAAAAGTGTGCTGAATCCTTTGCTTGAAGTCCAAATGCTGTAAGAGCGTCAGTAACAATATCAGATACGGAACCAAGATTTTCTCCGGAAGCTGCTGCAAGGTTCATAATTCCTTCAATACCTTCCAGCATATCTGTTGTTTTCCATCCTGCCATTGCCATGTACTTCATAGCTTCAGCAGACTCAGAAGCTGAGAACTTTGTTTTAGCGCCCATCTCCTTGGCCTTATTTCTCAGTGCCTCAAAATCGTCTCCAGTAGCACTAGAAATAGCTTGAACCTCAGCCATAGCTGAGTCAAAATCAGAAGCTGTTTTAACAGCAACTGTACCGACGCCCACCAAAGGAAGCGTTACACCAGTTGTAAGTGATTTTCCTGCACTGGTGAGGGAGGATCCCAATGCAGTCATCTGGTCTCCAAAAGATGCAGACTTATCTTGAAAAACTTTAAGATCGTTCAGAGCAGTCTTAAATCCACTTTCAAATCTTGAAGTATCAAGATCAAGGTATCCTATGGCAGTACCAACATCAATAGCCATTTATGCACCTCCTTTGGAATACTCCGCATAGATATCTTTGAAACTCCTATAAGTTTTATGAAAAACAGGTGTTTCATCATTGTCTATCCGGATTTGTATATATGCACAGGCCTCGTTAAAACAGTATGCAGTATAATCATCTACAATGCCAAGCAATTCACTTGGAGCTTTGTGATACATACTGCTCATTCGTAAAACTGTTATAATTCTAGGACTCTTTACGAAACGAATTCAGTGCAGATACACCGCGCTGAGTATAGTTGAATACGGCCATAAGCTGTTCATCGGTAAGTACAACACCAGAGGATTTGATCTCCTCATAAGTAGGCTCAACAAAAGCCGCTTCGCAGATAGAATCAAGTACTCCGAACAGGTTAGATAGAGATTTGTCATCGTCGGTATCAACCTTACCTCCAGCAAACAGTTCGCTTGCAGTACTGATGAGCTGATTGGGGATTTTACCTTCTCTGAGAAGTGCTAGAAGAGAAGGTCTCTTCAGTTTTGCAATAAACGGAATATCAGGAGCAAATGCAGGGAGCTCAACAAGAGTTCCCTGACTTGCTCTGACCAGATCTTCCAAGGATGTAGCTTTGATAATTTTCTGATCAGACATATTAACCTCCTCAGCTTACAACAGGCAGCTCGCTCACATAGTGGATTTCATAGGGAGCTTCAGTTTTCTTCGGTGCAGAATTGATTGTGTATTCTGGAGCACGGAAAGCACCATCATCGGAGTTGAATGCAATCGGTACACCATGACAATTGGGATACGTGATCTTTTCATACTGCACGATCTGACCAGAAGCATCATACTGAGCAGAAAATGCATGGAGTTTGAATACTTCGCCCTTTGTACCACTTCCAACAGCCGGAGGAATATAAGAGCTCACTCCATACTCAGTAGGAGTATCACCCTCAGAAGTATGGGCTTCAGAAGTCCAATACTTAATAGTACCACCCTGTAGGATTTTGACTACTTCAGGAGCAAATACATTGTCTGTAATTGTGATCTGATTTCCTGTGATTGTACTCACTTCATTCTTCTGGGCTTTGAGTTTTCCCTTGATAATCAGCTTCACTGCTTCTTCAGTCTCAATCTGAGGCTCAACTGCGATCTTAGAGGCTGTATCAAGGATATAAGAATCACTCGCGGTCTCGATCATCAACAGAACAACATCAATAGTAGGGATCTCAGTAATGTTTTTCGTTGCCATTTTGATTCCTCCTTATTTCATTGAAATTTTCTTATTGTTTCTGTACTGTACACTTATCATGTGACCTCGGACTGTGTCATCAAGAAACGATCCTGTCTCGTAGTACATAGGAACAATCATGGGATACATTTTGCTCATGCTTTCTTTCACCTTTTGTACAAAAGGCTCAAGTGTACTGAATTTATTTGCCGGTACATAGCACATTACATCATACAGGGTTCTCGTACTTGAAAAGTCTGATATACGACTGAGTCCTGCATCTTTGACCACAATATAAGGTGCAGTACACTCACCCTGATGTTGACCCGGAGAATATACATCAAATCCATCGGACTTGAGGTGTGTGTAAATATCCTGCCAACAACTCATAGATTATTCATCCTTTCCATAAATCGTTCAAATCCTGGCATAATCTCAAATGTGCCAACGTACTCAATAGTCTGTGGAAGAATGGAAAACCTTTTTTCATGAGCAAGCTCCAACCAGATACCATAATCTACACCATGAGCAATGTAAATTCTATATCCATTTTGAATCTTACTTGCATAGCCATTAAGTCTCTGACGTGCCTGACCTGTACGATCTGTCCACTTTCGATTCTCTTTGGCAAAGTTTTCCATCTTCTTTGCACCAGTTTCAGCAAGCATACGGATAGCAGTATCAACTTTGCTTTCAGTGGCTGTTAACCCATTGAAAAGCCTTTCAGCATCAAGTCTGAATCCGGCCATCTTCCTGCACCTCTTCAAGAGAAATATCCGCTACAATGTTTGCCTCAGAGATATTTTTTATCTCATTGATTGTATAAGTTTTCCCATTGAATTCAAGTGTATCCGTATGTTGTAAGAGTTGCGCTTCATTCCACAGGCATAAAATCATTGGAGAAGCCTTTGTACGAATTGTAGTTGATTCAACCCTTGACTTTTGCAGGAAGCTTGTGGTTTCGTGATACACCCCTATAATCACAACAAATTCGGTTTGTCCGTTGGGTTCACCAAATTCATTAAGCTTATCTCTTGCAAAAGTGAACTCTTTTCCTTGAGTACGCAACAATCTTCGTACTTTATTCAACTGGAAGAGTATCGCGTCCATATCAGTATCCTCCAGAAAGGATACCAGAATTATGAGGCCTGTACCTAGCTGCAATTCGTCTGAAATACTTTGAGCTGTCACTAGCACTCAACCCAGAAACGGAAAGTGTAGTATCCTCAGCCTTGATGAGCAAACACTGGTACGCAGTTGATTTGTAGTCACCATTATTTTCGCTGAGGTAGAAATTCAGCTCTTCGTCAGTAAAAAAGGGTACATCCTCTTCTCTCAGTACCAATCTCAGATCTTCAAGGCTGCTCATGGTATCCTCCTTAGATCAAATGATCCTTGATGAGATTGCGAAGCTCCTTTTTGTACTTGATACCGGTATAATCAAGTCCAAGCTCATCCGCATACTGCTTCAGCTGTTCAGTAGTCATGTCACTGAGCGGGATTTCAGAAAGGTCTTCATCCTCATCGAGTTCATCCTCGTCTTCCTCGGAATTGTCCTCGTCCCTTCTCGGCTGAGGAGAATCCTCGAAGTGCCCCGAATCAGGTGCGGGGGAGGTAAATACCTCCTCCCGCTCTTCGGGACGCTCCGGGCTTCCTACGACCTCGAAGCCGCAGTACTGGTAGTACTCATCGTACGCACCGTCAGTGACATCAATGGTGATAATGCCATTTGTAATCCGGAGCATTGTGTATCCTCCTTACGAACCAGCCTTGACGTCCAGGATGTAGACCGAGTCAGCAGACTCAAAGGACGGGAGGCAGATCTGAGTGACCTTGGTCTCAACATTAACCGGATCAGCCTTTTCAATGGTGGTAACTGCAACGCCCATGTCGGTGATGGAGACATTGGCAATCTTGCCACCCATAAGATCGGACTCTTCCGGAGTAGTACCGAACCAAGTCGTGCCCAGAGTGCCCTCGGGGAACAGAACGACAGTATCGTCCGGAACGAACTGAGTAGCAGCACCTGCATCGTTCTTGTAACGCTTGCCATACACGATCAGCTCAAGACCCAGTTCATCCATCAGATACTGACTCAGACGAGCATCAGACAGAGCCGTGACCTGACCGTTGGACAGAACAAAGATGGACTTGATGATCTTCTGGTTGACACGGAGATAACCCCAAGTCTTGCGAGTGCAGATAGCCCGAGTAGGACGAACACCGGTGTCGTCTTCGATCTTGTCCATAGCGATACGCATATCCTCGATCGGATCAGAAGAGGTATCAGACCAAGAGGTGGTGACTTCAGACTTGTGATCTGCGGGCATACCGTAATCGTAGCTGTAGTTCTGACCGTTTGCAGAAATGGCGATAGCACCGGTGGTCAGAGCCAGCATTCTCATCTGCTCACGACGAGCACGAGCACCCTCCAGCAGATGCATCTCATCCGCAAATACACGGTTGACAACTGCATCGATGTAAGCCTGATTTCCAGTTTCGAGAACCATGTTGAGCTGCTGACGAAGCTCTTCATCAACATACACGGATTCCTTAAAGAACGGCATTTCAGCCGACAGCTTGTCAAAGCCCAGACGCGGACGCGGAACTGCACCGACGTCAAATGCAGAGGGCTTCAGTACAACAGGCAGACCGTTAGCACCCTTGATCCAATCGAGCTTGAGACCAAGCTTCTTATCGTTAGGGAACAGCTCTTCGCCGAGATACGGCGGACGATCCTGTACATTTTCTTCCCAGTAGGAAGTGAGTTCCGGAGCCTTGATGAGATCAAAAATTGTCATGTTGTTATTCCTCCTTGTTCAGTATTTGTGTTACTCAGTCCTTCAGGAACCAGACCTTACCAGCCAGCTCGGTTTTGCGGGTTGCCGTAATCAAAGCCGCAGTCGTGGAATCCACACGGGACAGATTCACGAACCCCCAGATGAGCAGGGTGGCGTTTGCATCAGCATCAGTTACATCCACATCGTGGAGCAGGATGCCAACCGCAGGAGCGGTAGTGTCCGCAGCAGCAACAAAAGCTGTGCCACGGGCCGTCAGGTCACCGTTCAGGGGAGTGCCAGCCTTCACAATCTTGCGGCCATTCTCGGTGACCGCACCTGCAAAGTTCTTGGCCAGCTTGATGCCCACAGACATCTGATTGTCCACATTGAACAGAATCTGAGTCGGTGCAGCACCTGTGACTTTAGTGATACCAGTACGATTAAGCATATTGTTTTCCTCCTTGTTTGTTAGTTTTTGAAGTATGTGCTCTTGACAGAATGCTTGCTGTTCTTAGCAAGTCTCTGACCAAGGCTCTCAGTGTTACCGCTTTTGTTACGAGCGGGGTTATTGGGATTGCCTGTACCATTGTTCTTATCAGCTTCACCAAACAGCACAGGATAAGCAGTCTTCAGCTCCTTGAGAGCCTGATCAGTTGTCTTGCCGGAAAGAACTTTGGCCTGAGTGAGAGTGATGACATCATCCAGAGCTTCCGGCTTTACACCAGCCGAAAGAGCTGCAACCTTGGTTTCAAGAGCAGAAACCTTTTTGTTGGCCTCATCTCGTTCACCCTCAGCTTTAGTTTTTGCCTCAGCATCAAGCTGAGCCTGAGTTTTACCGGCATCAAGTGTACCCTTGATGCGCTTGATTGCATCTTCGTACTTTTCCCCATCTTTGAGTTCAATACCAAGAGACTTGAGCAATGCCTGACGCGCAGTTCTCTTCTCGTTTGCCATCATGTTATTGATCTGTTCCTGTGTGTACTGAGTACTCTGCTGATTCTGACTATTCTGCTGCTGATTGTTCTGATTCTGCTGATTCTGATTGTTAGGATCCTGAGTGTTCTGCTGACCACCAGAACCACCAGCATCAGGCTCAGCAAAAAACTGGAAACTGATGAAACTTTTCTTGTACATAACAATTCCTCCTTATTATATCCATGCTTTACCGTGCATGGTAACGATAATCCAGTTGAATTGTATCACCATCAAGCTGGTAAATGGCTCCATCAAACTTCTCAGCGATCTGTTGACGCTTGAAGTCTAACTTCCTGTTAAGGGATTGATAGCGTTCCTCTAACCGTTGAGGAACTTTCTTATTGGCTCGTAAATACTTGGCTCTCTTGAAATAAGCCGAACGAGTCTTTGTAAGCAGTTCTGCGGATTCAGCTGTGTCTACAATCACAGGATAGACCTTTCCGCAGCTCGGACACTGTAAAAGTGTAAGCTCTACATCGGTTGCTCCAGATCCTTTTATAAGAGTAACATGTTCTGTCCTCAAGGTCTTTTCGGTCAGTTCAATTTCTCTCTTGCAGATATCACAGATGATTTTTGTGTTTAAGTTCACGAAAGTACCCTCCTTTTCATAGTACAACCTTATTATACCTCTAAATCTACGAAAAGTAAAGCCTTATTTTTGCATGTCTTCGTACCAGTCATCTAGCTCAAAGTCTTCAGCTCCACCAACCCAATCAGCAACGCGGTCTGCAATATCCTCCATAGAATCCGGAATAACAGCCTCAAAAGTACACATACCGTTCGGATGATCAAGCGGAAGATCATTTTTATCATATAGCTGTCCATCCCTATCTGCACAGATAGGACACACTCTAGCACTATTAGAAGCATCCCATCTGTACTTTGTCACAAAGGGATTTTTTATCGTAGACCGAACAAATGCTTGCTGGTATGCATGTGATACCATGGTACGAGCAAGTCTTTGGGCATTGTAATCGATCTTCTTTCGGACTCCGGGATACACTTTAGACCAGTCCCAAGGTTTCTTTGCAGAAGGATCAACATACTTTTCCAGATCCTTAGCAATATCATATGCACTCTTGTTCTCAGCAATACCTTTAGCAACTACAGTGTTTACATCAGATTGAATTTTCATGTGATCTTTCCAGATTGCCTTACTGAGTGTCCAGTCACCATCGTATAACTGCCCTGTAGCAACTGCTTTTACGACATCGTCTGGTACATGGGAGTACAGACCTTCAACAGATAGGCCGATTTTTTGAGCAAAATCTAAAGTTGAACCTAGTACAGATTCAGCGACAGATTTCATGTTACCTTCAATCATATCCTGCAAACCTGAAGAAGCCTTATCCAGTTCCTCAAGTACCTGCTTCTTCAGGTTTTCAAGATAATACTTCTGCAAAGTAGCAGATGGAACATCAGGAATCTTTTTGATTCTTTGATCAATATCTTTCGCTACACCTTTATAGATCTGCTCTATCTGTTTTTGTTGTTTTAGAGTGAGCTGAACTCGAGTACGTTCAGCAATATTCAAGTTCAGCTTTGCCATGTGTTACTCCTCTACCAATACAAAATAGATTCCAATAAGCTCATGAGGCAGGAATTGAAGCGTCACCTTGCCACCCGGCTCCTCGCCGATCCGCTCGCAGAGGTACAGGTTTCCGTCCTCTGGGTCTGTGTAGTAGAGTCCATAGGTGTACTCCATACCTTTTGCAGCTGGAATGGGGTCCTCCTGTGTGCCTGCGTGCTCCTCGTCAATTACCGTAAACATTGCCGGTGTTTTGTCCGGCTCCCAACCTTCCTGCGTCGTGTGCGCCTGTCCTTCGTTGACGCGGAACAGCCTTTCCATGCCATTGACCGGATACACAAGTCGGTCGCCCGCTTTGACGACCAGACCGGGTTCCCAGCGTCGGTAAAGCTCCATTGACTTTAGCGCGTCTGCATCCGTCAGACTAGCTGAAGCCTTGACGATATAGGGGCGCAATGCTCTGGCTCTTTCTGTATATGTCATCATTCCGCCTCCCCAAACATGATTCCTAGTGCCGTCTCAGCGTCTTGCAAACGTTCTTCTGTTGTCATCTCCAGCGTTGGAATCGGCGTTGCAGTCTCTGTGTAGGTATATGACGCGCCCTCAACATCGACAGCCTCCGCATATTCCATGCCAGTCTCATTCTGCCGAATCATCATTCCTGCATCAGAATAGGTACGGTATAACTTTACACCATCACTACGCTGTGTATAAAATTCTCTTTGAATCATTTTACACCCCCACAATATGACTTGAATAAGTTGACCAGTTTGTAGCCGCTTTCCATTTGTCAACAAGTGCTGCCGGAACACGGATTTGACAGTCAGCGGGGATGTTGGTAAAAGTATTGGTGTATGCTAGTGTAGGAACCGTTGTATGAGCTGTGAAATCATAAAAAGCTACACCACGACAATTATTGAATGCATATTGTCCAATACTTGTTACACGATCAGGTATTACAATTGATGCTAGAGAACGACAATTATAGAGCGCGGAATCTCCAATACTTGTTATACTATCAGGTATTACAATTGATGAGAGAGAATAACAATTATTGAATGCATATTGTCTAATACTTATTACACTATCAGGTATTACAATTGATGCTAGAGAATAGCAATATCCGAATGCATACATTTCAATACTTGTTACACTATTGGGTATTACAATTAATGAGAGAGAATAACAACCACTGAATGCATATTGTCCAATACTCGTTACGCTATCAGGTATTGTAATTGATGCTAAAGACTGACAACTATAGAACGCGAAATCTCCAATACTTGTTACATCATTTCCAATCTCAATTTTCTGAACACAATTTTGATAAACATAATTTCGATTGTCAGCACTAGATGAATACCGAAGGATTGCACTACCATTATTCGATGAAGATTGTCCATAAAACCCTATTGCCCCATTCACCGTCAGCTTTATGACATACTCGCCTGGTGCAGCATAAACATGATTCGGCGTCCATTTTACGGTTGTTGTGCTTGTCCCTGTCAATGTATCTGGTGTGGTTCCATCACCCCAGTCCACGGTGACAGTTCCATTCGGACAAACGCCAAGCCTTGGAGATGTGCGTCCTTCTTCCAGACGGATATAGATACGGGTCTTGCCATCATCCGTGATGTACATAGCGCCGACATTCATCTTGCGGTTTGTGGTCTTGAGGTCAGCCAGCGACCAGTTCCAGCCCTGACAAATGAGACCCGCGTGTGATGGATAATCAGGTAGCGCGGTCTTTGTTGCCAGTTCTGCTAGCGTCCAAGACGTGACAATCGTACCATCGTAGTCATAGAATGTAATGTCTCCGGGGGCACCGGGCGTGAGGCTCCCACCGCTCCCACCAGTCTGAATGTTCCCAATGGCTGTCACAAATCCGTCCGGGTAGACAAGTGGGTCAGATGTGCCGCCCTTCGCGCGGATAGCTGATGCAACCTTTGTCAGGTCGGTTGTATTTGTTAAATATTCAGCCATCAGAAGCTCCCTCCATTCGCGTTTGCGATCGCAACAGCCGCCCATGCCCCATTTACGACGCGAAGAATTTTCCCGTTATCAGCGGCTGTAACAGCCGGAATCGTGGGGATATCCTCGCTTCTTGCCAGCGTTCCAAGCCATGCTATCCATGCCGTGCCGGTATATGAAACAGTTGGATACTGAGGGCTTTTTGTTGGAATCAGTGAACCGAGTGCGCCAAAGCCGAGAACGATTGTATCCAAGATAGACGCTGCTGCTACAAGTGGCAATTCAAAAGCCACATTCACCGCAGGAAATTTTGTAACTGCATACACCACATAGCCCGCCGCATAGGCCGCATACACTTCCGCTGCCGTTTTGTCAGCAGTTGCGGCGTATCCGCTGCCTGTAGGCGTCACTGTCACATAAAACGTGCTCTTCACTTCGCCAATCGCGCCATTGACAGACGTGACGGGTGCTTCCTTCAGATAATCCTTGCCGGGTGTGGCAGCTGATACACCGCCCTTTCCATCGCCCTTCAGCAGATCAGAGGTTTTTGGCACAGGTGTAGTTAAGACCTTGCCCTCAACTGGATTCCCGGCTGCATCATGTGCAGTTACACCTTGTAACAAGGTATCCTCTGTCACAGTATCTTGCGTGAGATCAAGCTTCACTTCGCCATTGATTTCAACCTTATTGACTGCCACAATCAAGCACCTACTTTCAGCGTCTGTCCTCCCTGAGCATTATCCGTATATGTAACAGGAATTGCAGCAACAGTAACCGAAGACAGATAATTGTAATCAGGGCTGTCAGGTGTTACCTCCTGCTGTGTAAAGGTCGGAGTGACTGTTTTTGCCTGAGGCTTTACACCTTCAGAACCGGACATAGAACCTTCAACACCGAGTAGTGTGATACCCTTGCGAATGTTGGCTGGAATCAGCTTTGCAGCCTCATCGGCATCGATAGCAGCATCCCCAGAACCGTCGTGAAAACCCATGGGGATGGGTACAGGAGTGCCTTTACTGGTGATTTTCAAGTGCTTTGCCCCATTATTGGGCATTGTACCGGTCAGCTTGGATCCTGCCACATAAGCTGTCTTATCCTTTAGAATTTCTGCAGCAACAGCAGTTGCATCACTAGTATCAGCATCCTTTGTACTTGTACCAACGATTGGTGCGCCTGATTTGTCATGGGCTTTAATGCCCTCAGCCAGCTTATCAGGAGTGATATCATCCTGTGTCAGGTCGAATTTGACTTCTGTGCCAAGAATAAATTTGTTTACATATTTGTTAGCCATAGTATTCCTCCCCTATAATAAGTGTTTTTCCATCTGCTTCGTTAGATACTTCAAACTGAGGTATCTTTTTGACTGTGATATCTTTTGCTAAGACTTTGTTAGCAGTTTCCAGCACTGTGCTTTGTGCAACCTTTGGAGTAACCTCATATCCACCGACATAAGGCTCACCTCCGGTATACACCATAAGTGCAGGCTCCACTTCTAACTCGAATTCTTGAGATTCTACAAAAAGCTCAATCATATCCAGCCTCCCTGAGAAGCTTGTCTACAGGAATTGGCTTTGCCTTTGTAGCTCTTGGATTCCCCTCCTTATCCACCCACATCAGCTGTACTTCAGTAGGGGATAGAGTGAGCTTCATAGCCTCAACATAAGGCAGAGTCGCAATGATCTTATTATCTACAAAAGTTGCTTCCAGCTCAATGTACTGTCCAAATTTTTGCTTGATAGACAGAATAATATTTGTAGCGCCTGTCATATCAAAGTCTTCCAGTTTACCTGTAGGAAGTCTGCTTCTAACTGTGAGTACAAGTCTATTTTGGATTTTTTGGATCATAGCTTATTCCTCCTCGGTATCTGTATTATCAATCTCACCAGACTCCTGAGAAAGTTGCTCAGAACCAGGATTTGCATAGGAATCTTCCAAAATCTGCCTTTCGGCTGCAATCTGTCTCAGTTCCTCATCAGCTTCATCATCTGTGAGATTGCGCCATTTCTTCATGTAGGCTTTCTTAGACATTGTCTGGGCAGTCACCTCAGCCAAATCAGTTTGCTTTTCTTCCTGCTCGTCTTCCGGGAGAGGATACTGGTTATCTACACGAATAGTGTAGTCAACTGTAGGCAGAGGCTCATCAATATACAGATTTACTGCCCCCGGATAAAGCCTGCAACCCTCAATAATGCATCTACCAAGGAATTCCAATGCAGGACGCCATTCGAGCATCTTCTCTTCACATCGAACAATCAAGTCCCAATAGATGGCCTTGAGCGTTTTACCGGAGGAAACAACACCTTTCAAGGCTTCGGGGCTGACGTTGGGAACTGCACACTGCTCATACATGGTGTTTTTGATACGATCCAGTGTAGTACTCAGTGCAGTTGTATATGACATAGGGCTGTCCAAAACACCAACCTGAGCTGTACGATCCTGAGCTTGATTCTGATCCGTAGACAAATCCCAGAAAGCACCTGCGGATATGCTCAAGCCCTTTGTACTCTCAGGAGAAGCATCCACTGTGTACCGGATTGGGTTCATTCCCTTACGTTCAGCATCCATATCAGCTGCTGCAAGACGGCTGTACCACATCTCATAATCCATGAGCTGCTCAATCTCAGATGTACCGATCAAATCACCTGTGAGTCCATCATTTACGATGACCCAAGCAGGGATGAAATCAAATCTGGTTTTTGTATCGCTCTGTACTGTTTCCACCAAAGATCCCATACCATCATAGATCTCTTCGGAATACCAGCAAGCTCCGTTGTCCATCCAATACTTTTTCTTGTAAATGCGCTGATCAGCTTTGGATTTCTCATCGTTCAGACCATAAAACACGACGATCTTTGTGATAATGTGTGCATTATTGGGATCAACATCATACACAAATTCAAGACTCGGCAGGAAGCTGATCTGAATTCCATTGTCCTCGTTGATGTTGAACATAAGTGCTACACGCTTGGAAATGAAACAGTCCTTTGCAGCTTTAAGAACTGCTGTACGGAACTTGTTTGATTGCAGGACGTTGTCCACGAGTTCCTGATACACTGTAGCAGCTTCTTTGGCCTTTTCTCGGCTCTCTTTGTCATCACCCAGATCAATATCCACCCAGAATTCTGGGCTCTTCGAGAACAAGAATCTGGCCTCTTTATCTACAAGTGCTCTTGTAGTCTTGTACCTCAAATCTGCGGGCACATAATCCATATGACTGTCACGAGCGTAATCTGCACCAGATTCATAAATCTTATACAGCTTTATGACCTCATACATGTCTTGAAGGACGTTTGCTCCGTACAGTCCTGTAAGCTCAGTCTTAATGATACTCGGTGGAATGTTAAGAAGATTTGTCACTTCTGTAGTGTTATTGCGCATGATGAATTCTCCTCCTGAGTTTGTTTGTTCTCGCGCGGTTTTTGTTAATTCTCTCCATGGTATATGCAGCTACATCTGCATTTGATCTGTCTCTCTTTTTCAGCTCATCCATCAAGTCTCTCCAGTGATTATACTCGGTACATTCGCCATGACAATAGGTTGATCTGTTTTCGCAGCCTTTGCAAGGACATGCAATACTCATATTCAGGCTCCTTTACGGCTATTTCTTGGTATATACTTAACATCTGCTACCTCGTAGGTGTCAAGTGCATACCAGATTGCAGAGAACGTATGTGGGTCTATATTGAACTCATCATAGATGAGATTATCTTGTTTGTCTTTGGCATAGATTAGTGTACTCAGCTCACGTATTGTGTTGGGACAATTCGGGCTACAAATAATCTTGTAAAAGCGTTTGCATTTACGAGTATTTGCCAACCGTGAACCCGGATATTTGTAACAGCCTCGCATTCGGAAGCCTGATTGCCTATAAAATGCAATGGCTTTGGGATCTTCGCAGTCCGCAATGATCTGTACCTTGTCAAGTCCTTCTTTCAGCAGCTCTTTTGCAGTTTTGTCATCGGTCATATGATTCTTGTAGTACTCATAATAGATGTACAAGATCTTGCGAACATCATCAACTGCAACCTTGACCACAGCATTGTAGCTCTCTTCGAAGCCGAAGTCCATACCGCAGAATTTGAACTTGTCCGGGATTTTCTGTACCTCTCTGAGGACGTCCGTGTGGCTAGGAGCCACGCAGAACTGAGGCAGTACCTTTTTACCGTTCAGACCGAAACGACCGAGACGAGCCACTCTGTACAAGTCGGGATCGTACTCTCGCATCTGATCCAGAGTGTCAATATAGGATTGAGGGAGGAACAGGTTGTCATCTGCAACGCTATGGTGATAATACACACCATTCTTGACAATTGTGCGCTTCTTGTACAGAAGCTGATCATCAAGTGTTACATGCTCATTTCCCTCTTCGTCAATCCGTTTGAAAAAGTGTTGGTACACCCAGTTTTCAGTGCCAACAGGATTCGTAGACAGAATGAAGTGCATTGTCTGAGTAGGATGTCTCAAACGGCCAAGAAGCTCTTTGTAACCTGCATATTTGATCTCAGAACACTCTTCCAACCAGACGATTGTTACACCGTTGATAGACTTGAGTTTGCTTGGCTTGTCCATGCCTTTGAAAATGATTTTTGATCCGTTGGGGAATTTGATACTCATGGGACTGGTAGTGCAATGAACTTTGTTCTTGCTCTGACCGACAAGGTCAAATTCCTCAAGGATCTCAACGAGCAAATCGTAGCAGGAGTCTCGGATGGTATCAAAGACCTCTCTGACTACAAGCACCTTGCGCTTCTCAGACAACAGCTTGAGAATCAGCTTGAGGGCAATATGGTAGCTCTTTGAAGAACCATAACCTCCAACAAGGAGGTATGTTTTATAGTCCCAATCCCATAGAAACGATTCAAATCTGGGGTTGACCTCCTTGTCAATAGTCATTGTGCCTCCTGTTACTCCATTATCTGATCTAGTGACATTTTACTCAGCTCATTCAATTCATCTTGTCTAGCAGCAGCTTCAGCTAGCAAGAACAGAGCTTCTTTGATGTTGTCTTCATAGGTGTTTTCAACTGCACCGAGTACAATCTTCCAAGCTTCTTGATAAGTCATTTTCAATCCTCTTTTCTTCTCACAATGTTGATTGTCAAGTTGTTGTCATCCAAGCCATCATCTAACAGTTGTTTTTTCATTTCAAACTCTTGTATTTTTAGTTTGAGTAAACCAAGATCTCTTTCAATGTCGGCTTGTTCTTTCTTTGTAAGCCAACCAAAACCGTTGTTCAAAACAACTTGAGCGCCTCTAAATCCCTCACTATCATACAAGCGAGTTTCTGCACCCATCTCAACCTTCTGCTTGGCCTGAGCCAAAACTTGAGCAAAAGTCTGCTTGTCAGAGGTCTTGACCCTCATCTCATCCAAGATTGTATCAATGCCAGATTTTTCGTACCGTTTCAAGGACGGAGTTGAAATCCCCAAGTACAGTGCAAGACCCGAAAGCGTCCAAGGACGAATCTGTACTCTCAACAGATTTCCTGCTCTGTCATACTGAGGTTGACCATACTTATCAATCAATGGTCCATTGCAAGAATCAAAGTATTCATCGATCATAGCCTTGAGATATTCTGGGCTGACCCATCTCTTTTCATTGGGACGACCGTAGATGAAACCCTGCAATAGCTTATTGGGATTCCTGATCCCTCTAAAGTCAAGGACTATGTGACGATCATCTTCAAATGTATACCGTATAACAGGGTGCTTTGGTGCATCCAGAATGATCTTACCATCTTTAATCATAGCATACCTCGCTGTAGATTTCTAGATTTATTATAAATAAATCTATCTGAAAAGTCAATATTTTACTCCTAGAAGTAATGAGACTCGTTGCTATTTTACTCCGAGAAGTAAAAAGTTCACTCTAAAAATCCGCAGGCGGGAGGCCGTAGAATCGCGGCCAGATCTTTGTAAAGCCCTTTCGCGGGTAAACGAAAATAGGCGGGATCTTGTAAAAAATAGGCGAAAAATAGGCGGGATTTCCGTTTCTCCACTTGTAAATACCAAGGGTTTTACCTGCGCGGGTAAAAGAAAATAGGTAAAAAAGGCTTGGTATTTACAAGTGCGTCCTTGAACCTATTTTTATCTCCTTACTTTTATATATAATAATTTTTACTTTATTATATTAAAGTTTTATTTTTACTATATTTATATTCCTCTCGTATAATAAATAAAATAAAAATAGGTTCAAGGAGTCCTTTGTAAATCTTGGGACTTTTTTACCTATTTTTAATTACTCCCACGAGTAAAATGCCTGTAATCTTGTATGAAAATTTCGATTTTACGCCTATTTTTAACCTATTTTTACCCAAGATTCCGCCTATTTTTAATTACTCCGAAAGCCCTAATCTCGTTCGAAAACTTTATCTTATTAAAGTTTTTCTCTGATCGAGTAGGGGACCATAAAAATAGGTTCAAGAAGCCTTTGTAAAATGCCTTGTAATCCCAAGACTATTTTTAATTACTCCCACGAGTAAAACTGTTGTAAAATTCAAAGAGAGACCTGCAATTTCCGCCTATTTTTATACCTATTTTTAAGATCTTGAACTTCAAGCAATTCCTTGATTCATATTGAACCTATTTTTAGGGATTATGTAAGAAAAATTTTGTAAATTTCTTTAATTTTGTGAATTTTCTCAGTTTTACTGTAAAATCTTTATTTTCTACCAACAGATACCCCCATTTTGCTGGAGTTTGCTTCACATTCCAGTACTTTTCACAACAAAACCGTGACTTTACTTTTTCATTTCTAAGTAGTAGAATATGATTGTAAGGTAAATGAAGCTGATATTTCTTAGGAGGACATAAAAATGACTGGTGAAATCAGAACCACTTCCGTTGAAGGAACCGAGTACCATGTGTGGAGCGACTTTTGCGCTCGCTGCACTTACGCTGAGAACTCCGATGGAGTTAAGAAAATCATCAAGAGCAGTGGTTACATCCACAACGACCTGTCCGTGAGAAAAGCAATCGCTTGTGCATTTGGTCACAAGAGCTTCAGAAAGTGAGGATACAACAATGAAAAAGGTTTATGATGATCAGTTCCGTATGCTTCCCAGCGAGATCAAGAAGGTTGAGCGCCTTGCTAACAAGCTGTCCGTCCGCACTGATGCCAAGGTTACTGCATACTCCTCTCGTCCGGATCCTTTGTCTGAAGACGTTGTCATCTGCAGCTGTGAGATCTGCTACAACTATGAAGACGTCGCTGATTTCTCTGTGAAGCTGTTCGCATTTCTGCCCGACCGTCGTAGAAGCTGGGCTCACTGATAGTCCAGCATACCTTAATTATAATAGGAGGATTCACCCATGTCCAACATTCGTTATCTCATCAAAGTAACTGCCACAGCCCAGCCCAACAATCCCACCTTTGCAGGAGCTGTTCTCACCTACTACTATGGCCGCAATCAGACTCTAGTGGGTATACACTCTGAAGGGATCATGCCTCCTGAGGAGATGGAACTTTCTTCCTGGCTAGTCAAAGAATACGGATACAAGACTCGTAACACCAAGAGAGCAGAACAGTTTTGGTCTTCCGACGTCGATGACAGATACTTCATTGATCCGGATGGTTCTGATTTCTGGACTTACAAGACTGAGACCGTTTCCTATGATCTCGAAACCAATTCGTTGGTAAACAACATTGCTTAACAATTTTGAAAGGAGATACCCAAATGAGATACCCTAAAAACGCAATTCAAAAGATCCTGGAGCAGTTTCATGACAGCGAGCGTGATGTACTCAGAGTTCCCTATTCTGTTCCAGATCAGTACTCCACAAAAAACTCAGCTCAAGGTGTTTGGAGAACAGCAATCAAGACTTCTGGGTACAAGATGAAGTGCATCACAATTGATAGCGTGCTGTACATTATCAAGCTGGATCCAGATCATCAGAAAACTGCTATCAAGTTGTGTTCAAACTGCATGTACAGCCTGGAGGATGGATTTTACAATCCTGATGGTTGGACTTGTAAGGACTGTGTAAAAGCTAGTAAATGGAGGGCAAAATAATGAAAGCATACAAATGTGATCGATGTGGTAGTCTGTATGAGAGCTATACTAAAATTGTGCTTGATGAGCGCCCCAAAGAGCATGTAACTTTCTCTGCAACCAGTCTGGTTCTGCGCAATTCAGATTTGATGCCTGTTGGATCCTATGATCTTTGTCCGAACTGTATGAGAAAAGTATTGACTATGCTGAGGGGGAACAAAGAATGAAAACACTGTCAATTGGATTGGGGAACTTCGTGCAGGAGGCGAGAGTGATAGCAATTATATCACCCGAGTCTGCACCTGTAAAGCGCATGGTCAGAGACGCAAAAGACAAAGGTCTAGTAGTGGATTCTACCTATGGCAGACCTACAAGAGCGGTTATTGTAATGGACAACGGATCAATCGTGCTGTCAGCTATCCAGCCTGAGACCATCATAAACCGTAACAACAAGGAGGTGACAACGAATGAATGAACGTATGACTCCATGCTGCTCTGACAGAATAGATCTTGTAACTACAGTTAGATGCAAAGACTGTGTAAACTGGTCAGGCAAACAGACTGATAATGTGGGTGTATGCCGCAGCTTCTCAGCTGGCACAAAGGCTATGGACTTCTGCAGTCGTGGAAGACTACAGTCTAACAGAAAGGAAGATTAAGTTGGTTACTGCAAGAGTTTACCTCAAGACTGGTGGATACGTTGATGTTGAGGCTGATATTGTTAAATGTAAACGCAACAACGCTACTGGAGAACTTGTGTCTTTTTCTTGTGAGGGAACTGCCACTGGACCTGAATCAAGTAGCAGCTGTGGTACAGGCTATGATAGAGGTGATGATGACTGTGACAAGGAAACATAAAAGATTCATCAAGGACTGTATGGGTTATCTTGGAATGTCAAGGAATGAGGCTGAACGAGTATATCAAGATAAGGGTGGGATTGAGTATGCTTGTATGGTTTGTAACATAAGAATGCAAAAGGCTTTCATGAGAGCTGCAAAAACGATGGAGGATTTCTTTACAGCTTTGAGAAGACAATGGAGGAATACTAAACATGGTTGATACCTATCCTGTAGGGGTTACACGATGCAAAGACTGTAGATTTGGTTGGACCAATACTATTACTGGTAATGTATACTGCCAAAGAGATGGTAGACACTCATATGAGATGGTATTTGAGCCCAATGCATTCTGTAGCTATGGCAAACCGAAGGAGGATAAACATGGTTAGCCTGAATTGGTGGCAAGTTGCAGCTTTGATCTCTTTAGGCTGGATTTTTTGTCTCATATATCACATTTGGAGGGGTGATTTATGAAGCATAGACGTTGTGTGTACTTCTCAGTAGATTCATGGGAAAGACTGGAAAGAGAAATAAATAAATGGTTTGGAGTGATAATGATGAGTAAACCGCTTCTTTGCAGACTTGGGATACATAAAATAGACAAGGAGGGTTTTGTCAAAGTATATCGCCGCAGGAGCGACAGACACGGTGGGAAGTATTCTTCCAATTATGCTATCTGTAAACGTTGTGGATGCTTATGCTACCGTCTTAGATTCTTTAAGAGGAGGAGGATGATGTGATGGCTCAAAGAACTTTTTGTGATATCTGTGGAAAAGAAATCAACCGTTGGTATAAGGTAACTGTTGTTCCTGAAGGATTGAATCCAAACATAAACATTGCTCCCTTACTGAAAAACAGAGGGAGTTTTGATGTGTGCCAGAATTGTTTTGAGACTGCAATAAGCTATGGAAAGGAGAAAAGCAAATGATTTTGAAGTTTGAAGATATCCCATTTGATACAAAGAAACGTATCAATTCTGTAACACAAGCGATACTGAGGGATCTGGGAGCACCTCTACATCTTAGTGGATATCAGCACACAATAGCAGCTGTGCTGTTTATGGTAGTTAATCCACATGTCAGACTTTCAATGACCACAGCTCTGGGCGTGTATCCAACAGTTGCTAAAGCTTTTGATTCCACGGGTTATAAGGTAGAACGATCAATCCGATATCTTAAGGAATGTATACTGCTCAGAGGCAATTTGAAAGCAGTGAATTCAATTTTTGGTAATCTAGCAAATCCAAACACAGGGCTTATTACAAATCAAAGCTTCTTAATCGCATTAAAGCTTGAGGTGATTAATCGTCTTGAGAAATCCGTATGAAGAGTATCCCGCTGGTGAAAACTGGCGGGATATCTTCTTGAAAATTCTATAATTTTGTGAAAAATAGTCAAAATCTTGTAAACTCTAAACTTATTCTTGTAGAAAATGCTGCTTTTTCTTTATATCTTAGCAAGAGTGGGTATAAACTTGAACAAAATCACAACTTTACTTTTGAGAAATATCGAGTATGATATACTTGTAAGGTAAATAAAGAGAGCCAATTCAAGGAGGACTACAAAATGGTTACGATTTACAAGGATAAGCGCACTGATAAGCTGTATGCTCTGAATGCTATGATCACGATGGGCAACAAGGTGAATCTGGTTCAGATGGGTGGCAAAGAAGACAAGTTCGTTTCTGAGAGCACTCTCAAGCGTTGGTACAGCAAGTGGGACGAAGCTCAGCAGGTTGTTGAGGTCAAGGCTTTCACTGGTATGGTAATTGGTTGGTTCAAGGTTCACACCGAAAGCAAAGAAACCATCACGGTTCTGACCAAGCAGGGCAAGTTCCTTGATTTTGATAAGACCACAGATGCTCAGATCAATGCCAAGAATTCCAAGTTCGCTAACCATATCGGGATGACCTTGGGTTATCCCACTGTATTCTAAGGAGGATAAGAACGATGACTGATATGAACAAGATCGCTGACAAGATCCAGAAGCTGCTGAATCTGGCTGGTAACAATCCTAACGAGGAAGAGGCTCAGGCTGCTCTCCTCAAGGCTCAAAAACTCATGGCTCAGTACAATGTGGATCTCGAATCCCTTGGTGATGGTAAGAAGGAGCTCAAGTGCTCTCTGGAACTGACCAAGGTCAAGGCCAATCCGAGAGACAATCAGGTACATACCATTATTGCAGGTGCTTTTGCTTGTAAGCCTATTATCTCTTGTGGTCGTCACCTGATGTTCTTTGGTCGCGAGGACAATGCCAAAGCTGCAAAGTCTTGCATGGAGTTCATCCATAAGATTATGGAACAGGGTATTCGCAGGGTATGTAAGGAATACGGACTGAAGTCCTCTGAGCGGGGTGCATCGGACATTTACAATGGCTATGCTAAGGGATTCATTGAGGGCCTTAGAGACACAGTTGGTGCTCAGACAGTCGCACTTGCAGTTGTGGTTCCTGAAGATGTAAAGGAAGCATTTTCCAAGAGGTTTCCCTCTACCAAGTCCTATAAAGGAAAAGGTGCGAGTTGGGATCCTTTCTATCAGGATGCATATCATCAGGGTAAACAGGATGGTCGTTCTGCCATGGATAGGAGAAGCTTGGGGAAAGGAGCGTGAAATAGTTAGCAGGGGTGTGATAGGGTAAGCTAGAGAAAGGAAATTACATCGCACCCCTGTAAAAATCTAGCAACTTCTATAGACTTTTACGAGTTTACTTTTTGACGAGGATCACCTATAATTAAAGTATCTTAATCATTATTGGAGGATTTCATTATGTCTAACAAACCCTTATTTTCGTCCGAGCAGGAACGTAAAGATTATCTGGAAGCACTTCTGCAAGCATACAAAGTTCCCGAGTGTCTGTTCCCCTTCAAGTGGCTGTGCGAGACAGATTTTTTCCGTGCTCCAGCAGCAAGAGGACATCATTCAGCCTATCCCGGTGGACTGTTTGATCATAGCTTGCATGTGACTCAGGTGCTGGTTGACTGGCAGACCAAGAAAGTGTCTGAACCGTGGCTCCGACCGGAAAGCCCGATTATCGTTGGTATGCTGCATGATGTGACCAAAATTGGCAAGTATATGTCTACTCAGGATATGAATCCTGTCACTCATGAGATTGAACAGTGCTACATCAATAATCCGATGTATTCCGGTTTTGGTGGGCATGGTAATGATTCTGTATGCAAGGTTGAACTGCACTGTGAACTGACAGAAGAAGAGCGGCTTTGTATCAGGTATCACATGGGGGCTTATGAGACAGCAGACTGGGATGAATTTGATAAGGCAATCAGAGAGTTCCCAAATGTACTCTGGACTCATACCGCTGACATGATCGCATCCAAATGGTTGGAGGACTAATCAATGAAAACCAACAAGCACACCAAAAGAAGACTTAATCCTGGATTTGTTATTCTTGTTGTAAATGTAGCGTTGATTTTATCCCTTGTAGTAACCTTGAGTTACATGAATACCTTGAGGAGAAATCTCAGTGAATCTTATCAACAAGCTGAGGAACTGAGAACTGCACTTGTAACTGCTAACAAAGCAGAAGAAAATGCTGTACAAGCCCTGCAAGATTTCAAGGCTGAGTATTATCAAGTTCAGGAAGATAACCTGTCAATTCCCGGATCTATTCTTGAGCCTATTACTAAGACCAATACAGTATCAAAGGTTTTGACAGTTAAGGTGACCGCATATTGTTCTTGCGTGAAGTGTTGCGGGGTTTGGAGCAAAGACCATCCTTCTCGTCAAGGTACAGACTATGAACAACATACGACTTCTGGCACAATTCCTGTGGCAGGACGGACTGTTGCCGTAGATCCTGATATTATCCCACTCGGATCTAAAATCCTGATAGACGGCCACGAGTACATTGCAGAGGACACAGGTAGTGGTGTCAAGGGAAATCATATTGACATTTACTTTGATTCTCACGAGGAAGCCTTGGAATGGGGTGTGAAGACACTGGAGGTGGAAGTATTTGAAGACGAAATTCTATGATGTAAAATACTGTGGAGTGAGAGAGGAGAAGATTCTGACTGCGAGACCAAAGTTGGACAGGGAAAACTTACTTCATCTGTACAAATTTATTACTGAGCGATACAACATCCATCTACTCAAAGATGTAGACAAAAAAGATCCTCCTTGGACAAATGATGAAGTCTTGAGAAATTTCAGGTTCACTAATGTTCGCAGAGAACATGACAGAGAAACAAAATGGCTCATAAAAAATATCACAAGCAACCCTGAGTTATGCTATGAAGATAAATTGCTCAACTGCATACTGTTCAGGCTATTCAATAAGCATGAAACAGCTGAGTTACTTTCTATGCCAATACCATTTTTAGAGGCAACAAATTGGGATCCTGAACCGTACAGAGAAGAGTTTGAATCTTGGAAAAAAGAGCATCCTAATGAAACTCTGTTTACAGGGGCTTTTAACACTGGTGGTTTGAAAAGAGCGCTTAAATGGTATTTGCCTTGGCCAGATCCTCAAAACAGTGTAGAGATGAGGGTGATGTGGTTCATGAAATATCTCATAGATCAGGATGTGATGGGAAGAATCAAGGCTTGTTCGGATCAATCCAAGGTCTGTAAGGAGCTGTCATCTTTCATGGGGATTGGATACTTTTTGTCGTATCAGATATTTGTTGATATGACATACATTGAAGAATTTCCATTCTCTGAAAATGAATTTACAATTGCTGGTCCAGGATGCAGGATGGGTTTGCAATATCTGTTTAAGGATGCAGATGGTATGACCTACGATGAGTGCCTGTTTTGGCTGAGGAATAACATTGATAGGTTATTTGCAGACAGATTGGGTCTACCTTGGAATCCTGATAAACTGTTCAGAGACTTACCTGAGTGGGATCGACACATGAATGTGATGAGCCTTGAAAACTGCTTCTGTGAATTATCAAAATACATCAGAGCCAAAACAGGTACTGGGAGACCAAGAAAAATCTATAGAGGAGGAAACAAATGATTCCTGTATTTGTACCAAGCTATCATAGACCAAAGGCTACATTCCTTGGGAGATCCTTGTATTATGAGTTTCCCATGTATGTGTTTGTACGAAAAGAGGATGTTTTGAACTATGAATATCTTACACTGAGACCAAACACAACCCTTGTTACTCTTCCTAGAAAAGTATCTAACATTGGAGAAACTCGCAGGGCAATGATCAAGTATGCAGTAAAACAGGGCATACCTAAAGTATTCATGATCGATGACGATGTGAGCAGATTGGATTTTTCTGTTTGGGATTCTTACAAGGAAGTTGTAAGAGCCTCAGGCACTGTTGAAAGGAAGAGAGAGGATTTTACAAGAGTTCTTAGATGCTGGCAGAAAGAATGGGAGCTGTATGATAATTGTGCTATGTTTGGTTTATCTTACCGTCCATTCAGTTGGTCAATGAGACGGTATCAAATAAACATGGCACAGAGAGCTCAACTGCAGCAGTGTGTTGGTGTAAATGTAGAACTGATACATGAAGCAGGACTCAACTATCAGAGTAACTCTGTTGTTGGCAATGAGGATCTATTCCTGCAACTTGAGTGTTATAAAACTGGACTTGAGTGCTTGAAAACCAATCATCTACAGTATGATTGTACAAATATGGGTGCTGGAACTGGAGGTTGTAATGATTCCGAGGAAGGGTCTATCCAAGCCAAACAGGAACGCCGAGTTGCAGCTTTCTTGGAAGCCTGTGATAGACCTGAGCTCATCAAAGTTGCTCAAACTCGCAGTGGTGTTAAGAGCATCAAATTCGTATGGCCTGAGATTGCTAAAATCATGGGAGAATGATATGTATTTGTTATTGATTCTGTATCTACTCCTAGGAGTGGCTCTTGCTGAACTTATGAGAAAAGAGCAAACAATACACTCTTGGGAACAATATGCAATTATGATTATATTACATCCTGTAGTCATCATATCAGCTTTATGTTTGACTCTATATACTTATTGGAGGAATAGAAGAAAATGATGTACAGACATATGAGTGATTCAACATATCTGGATCTCGCATACCATTATGCTGAGAGAATGAGTGGTTGTAAGAAGGTTGCAGTTGGGTCTATAATTAAAAGTCCTGGTGGAATAATTTCCTTGGGAGCAAACCGATCGATTCCGGATTTATGTATTGGGAGAGGATGTCTCCGAGTGGAAAAATATGGTGATGACAGTAAACTTCACCGAAATCCTGAAGATTGTAGAGCTATCCATAGTGAGATTGATGCAATTACATCTGCAGCTCAAAATGGGATTAGTACTGAAGGCACAACCATTTATGTTACTCGATATCCATGTGAGGCCTGTGCCAGAGCAATCATTTCAGCCGGTATAAAGTCTGTGATCTATGGAGGAACTGCAAAAATAAGTGACGAAACACAGAGAATGTTTGATATGTATAGTGTTTTGTGTACACATGTACTGAACTGGAAGAAGGACAATTCTGACCGATGAACATTTACCTTACACAAAAACAGAAAAAGACTCTTGAACAGGCCCGGAATACTTATGGTGATTCCGCACAGATTCTTGTTGCAAATGAGGAATTGTGTGAGCTTGCAGCAGTATGTGCTAAGTTCCCCAGATACTCTGACCGTGAAGAAGCCAAGCAGAAACTGCATGATAAAGCTGTTGATGAGGTTGCAGATGTGTTTGTGATTCTTGAACATGTCATTAACATTTTTGGACTCACAGAAGAAGAACTCACAAACAGAGTTGGAGCCAAGATTGATAGGTTATCTCGCTGGCTTGAGTCCTCTGACAGTATGCAGAGAACTACTGAAGACAGAGAAGTAGTGACACAGCCAAGAATAGTCATTGATCACAAGATAAACAAGGTTGAATATTCTGCAAAATGCAAGAATTGTAAGAACATTTTTCACTTCAAAGAACTGAAATCCGGGGGAAAGTGTTACAGATGTGCTATAGGAGACGATAACTACGAACCAAAGGAGTAATCTGAATGGCTTTTACATTATCTGAGTTTGATGCTCTGGTTGGACAAGACAGCTATGTTCGCTGTATGGGAAAGAAACGCCTGGACAATTCCATTGTAGATCAAAAAGCTGCAGATGCGCATTTGTTCTCTGGTGGACAGATCGGCTGGTGGGTACGATCAGGGTACATTATTGTAGATATTGATGAGGGGAAAGAGCAAGCACTTCAAGTTGTAAAGAGACTTGGATTGAAGACTCTTATTGCCAAGACTCCAAAAGGTCTACATCTGTACTTTAAGTGTAACAAAGAATACCCTCAGCGTGTTGGTATGGTTTTACCTTGCGGGCTGAAGTGTGATTTTCGCTGTGCCAATAAGGGTTATGTGATTCTTCCATTTGGATCAGAGGGTCGTTCCTTTAACAAGAGGAGAGAAATTGCAGAACTTCCACCAGAGTTTACACCAATGGTGAACCGCAAGGAGAGTCTTCTCAACTTGAAAGAGGGTGATGGTAGAAACTCTACACTGTTTGCACATCTCATGGCCTACAAGAACAGAGGAGCCTCTGACGAGCAAGTTGCAGAAATGGCTCATGTTATAAATGAGATCATTTTCAAAGATCCTATGGATTCCAAGGAACTTGAGCGCATAATTGAAAACACTCACAATTATGAGGCTTCACAGCAGTTTGATAATCCATATCTCCTCTACAATGCAAGAGGAGTACCCAATGGTGTAAATCATAGAGCTATATGTGATTGTTTTGTAAATAAGGGTGACATGTTTGCTTTGGGTGGAGAATGTTATCTGTACAGGGATGGGGTGTATGTTGAAGCTAGCAGCCGTGTAAGAAATACTATTAAGGATATGATTGTTGTTGATAGCCTGATATCTCAAAACCGTATCATGGAATGCTTTAGGTTGATCATTGATGATGAACGCCTTAAGAGAGATCCTTCTGAGCTCAACATTGACAAAAATCTTATCAACTTTAAGAATGGTGTATGGGATATTGAGAAGCAGCAGCTTTTACCTCATGATAGCAAATACCTGCAAACCATTCAGATTCCTCATGAGATAAGAGAGTACAAGCCATTCAAAGATACACGGCTGTATGATTTCTTTTCAAAAACCAAGATACCCAAAGAAGACATTAAGATGTTACTCAAGTACATGGCTTATTGTCTTACTCTGCAAAATGGATTGAAGACCTTTATGGTTTTGTGCGGGCAATCAAACACCGGTAAATCAGTTTTGATCAGATTCTTTGAAGCTCTTGTAGGTAAACAGAATGTATCATCTTTGAGTATGCATGAACTCAATATGAGGTTTTATCCAGCTCAGTTGTATAATCGGCTTTTGAATTCCTGTGCAGATAACTCTTCACTCCCACTCAATTCCATTGAGAATTTGAAGAAAATCACCGGTGGGGATCAGATTATGCACGAGCGTAAAGGCAAGGAACCTTTCTTCTTCACTCCATTTGCCAAACTGATTTTCTCATTCAATCAGATGCCACTACAGTTGGAAGAAAAGTCTAATGCTTTTTACAAGAGAATGCGTATCCTGTTCATGAACACTGAGCTGTTTTTGAACGATGAGTATGTCAATGATCTTTGTAGTGAAGAAGGTGTAACAGAAATAATCCCATATTTGTTACATCTATTGCCTGTATGCAGTATTCCCAGAACCAGCCTCAGCGATAAGTATGTTGAATCTCTCAGGCAGGATTCTGATAGCATTCACGCATTTGTTGTTAAATGCTGTATTGAAGGAAACAACAGTACTGTAGAAAAGAATGCTCTGTATGAAGAATACTGCAGATTCTGTATAGATAATGGAAGAGAAAGCAGTAAAAAGCACTCATTTATGCGTAATATGAGAGCACTTGGTTACAAAGAGGTCAGAGATCCAAAATCAAGAGATTATCTATGGTGTGGAATCGGCCTCAGAAAGAAACGGGGTGAGTGATATGCAATATGTTGGTATGCCTCCATACTCGGGTATGCCCCAAGAATACAACGGATCTTACTGGTACAAAATTCCTGGCTATCCCTATTGGGTGTCTCCAGAAGGGAAAGTTGCTAACCAGATGGGTCATGTACTTAAGTATTTCTACACGAATGAGGGTGTGAAGGTTGAGCTGAGAAGATGCGGGCAACGGGAAAAGCACTTTGTTCATGATCTGATGAGAAAAGCGGGGTTGACTGTAATTGAAGCTGATTAATGCCTACAAACTCGCCGTAAAGTTGTTGAAAAGGCAAGCAAAGGATAATCCATGCAAAACTTTCACAAGTCCAGATGGTGAGAAGATGACTATATCAGATGTTGCAAACAAGCTTGATATGGTTTCAAAATGGGTGTACCCTGGATTGGATAGTGATGACATAACCTGTGTTGTTAGATGCAAAAAGTGTATCTACTACAAAAAATATCGCAACAACAAGGGAATTAAATCACAAACATTCAGAGCGTGCAGTAAAGATATGAGTCGAAGATCTGAAGATTTTTTCTGCAAGGAGGGGATACGGAATGATTTGTAAATCATGTGGATGTAGTATGGATGTGATTGAGACAAGATCACCAAAAACCCTTGAATACAAACGTCGAAGGTATAAGTGCAAAAGCTGCGGTGAGAGAATCACTACAGTGGAAGTTGACTTATCTGAGTATAGAACCATGCAGGATTTGAAGGATCTGATAAGGGGAACAACAACTTCACTTGAGTGTTTGTTGTACAGTATAAAACATATACAAGGAGAATTGAAATGAGACAAAAAATCGGATCTATGAAATCTCCAACAGAGCCTGTTACAGATTTAGATGTGTTTTTCCTTGCAGTATACAATTTGATCTATGAGAAGATTGAAGCTGAGCCGAACAAAGGGATTATTGTAAACAAAGGGCAAGAAACACAGCGCAAAGCTAAATGGGATGAGATAATGGTTATCGCGCATGTGGTTGAAGATTTCTTTGCCTTTAGGGAGATGCGCATTGGAGGGGATACCTGTTGTGATTGTAAATACTGGAGATCCCTGTCAAAAGATTCTCCTCACATGGGTAGATGTGTTAAAAACAAGGTAGAACCAGTACACATACTGAATACCTGTAAACGATTTGATCGGAGATTATCAGATGTATAAGTATGTAACAATTGATATTGAGACTACTGGTCTAAACCGATATAAGGATGATATCACATGGATTGGTGTTGGTTTATCAGAGTCTTTAGAAGATCAAAAGATCAAGATTCTCACATATGATGCAACAAAATCAGATCATCTGGAGAAATTCAGAAATGTGATTGAACATGCTAAGAAAGCTAGATCCAAATTGGTGTTTCAAAACGGTAAATTTGACACCTTGTTCTTGGAACAAAAACTGGGAATCAAGCTTCCAATCTCAGAAGATACAATGTTAATGGGAACTGCATACGATCTTGTAGCTGAGCACGGCTTGAAGGCCATGGCACAAAATTATCTGGGTGTACCTGATTGGGATATCAAGAAGAAAGAAAAATTGAGTGGCGATAAAGATATTGTTGAACCTTACCTTCGGTGTGACGTAAAGTACACTTGGAAGCTGTTTCAGTTTTTGATAGAAAACATGAACAGTAAACAGATGAAAATTTACAGAAAACTCCTCAAACCTGCATACAGAGCTTACAGAGATATCGAGAGAAATGGTTTGTATCTGGATCTGAATTCACTCAAGTCTGTACAGAAAAAGTATGCTGAGGAAGAAAAGCGTCTTCTCAAAGAACTTAAGAAGCATGGAGATATCAATTGGAATAGCTCCGCTCAGGTAGCAAAAGTTTTGTTCAAACCGGGAGGCTGTCCTGTATTGAATAGAACTGCAAAAGGTGCTCCGTCCACTGCTGCAGATGTACTGAAAGAGCTATCTATGCAAGGATATGTTGTCCCAAAGCTTCTACTTGAGTACAAGGATGCTGCAACAAGAAATAAGATGTTTTTGAACCGATGGGAAAATGATTGCTATAAAAGTCGGATACATCCGAATTTCAATCTCACCAACGTGGTATCAGGCAGAACAAGTTGTAATAATCCTAATCTGCAACAAGTACCCAGAACGAAGGATATTCGAGGATTGTTCAGTGGTGCTCCTGGGATGATTTTGTTTGAAGCTGACTATTCTCAGCTGGAACTCAGAATTGCAGCACACTATGCAAAGGACAAGACAATGTTGAGTATCTACAACAACGACGGAGATATTCATACAGAAACTGCAAAGCTCTTCACAAATGGTAAAGATCCAACAAAAGAAGAACGTGGAAAGGCAAAAGCAGTCAACTTTGGATTTTTGTACGGTATGCAGGCCAAAAAATTCGTCAAGTATGCTCTAGATAGCTATGGACAGACATTTACCTTGAGAGAGGCAGAGCATATCCGAGATCTGTTTTTTGCCAAGTATTCCCGGTTGTTGCCTTGGCACAAAGAACAGGAAGATCTCTGTGAGATGCAGGGCGGTATCTATAACATGTTTGGGAGATTCCGTAGACTTCCGCTCATATATTCTCCTAACAAGTGGGAAAGAGCTTCTGCAGCTCGTAGAGCCATCAATACACCGGTGCAGGGGTCAGGCTCTGATCTACTCATATCTGCGGTTACTCAGATCAATAAAGAGCTTAAAGGTATTGCTTGGATTGGAGCTACCGTTCATGACTCTATTATTGGTGAGTGCAGGATAGAAGATAAAGACATGGTAGATGAAACAATTCGTCGTATCATGAAGCACCCGAAAGTGCTAGACGATTTTGGAGTCAAGCTGTCGGTTCCTTTGGATGTAGATATAGGTTGGGGACCATGGGGAACTCATTAAAATGAGCTATTTTAAGATATTCAAAGAGACTTGAACCTTTTCAAAGCTAAAGCTTCAACTGTTGTTAATTTCGGACGAATTTGAGGCTTTACTTTTTGAGTCTGATAAGGTATGATATGAATGTAATCGAGGGAAACCTTAAAACAAAATTTACTAACAAAGGAGATATTCACTATGGACATCAAAAAGGGCGACAAGGTTATTCTGAAGGGCTTTACCGGTATCAAGCTGGGTGTGTTTGAGGTTGTAGCTGCAACCAAGAAGACAGCAACAATTAACAAGCGAAATGGTGACGAGATGGTCTTTGACAAGGCAACTGGTAAGCAGATCAATGTCGAAGAGGGTAAGGAAAAATATGCCAACAGCATCATGGAAGATGACGGCAGTTATGTTGCTCCTGCTACTCGCGGCGCTTCCAAGAAGAAGGAAATGAAGAAGCCTGTAAAGAAGGCAAAGGTTGAAGAACCTGAGGAAGACGATGAAGATGACGAGGACGAGGAGGAAGCTCCGGCTCCGAAGAAGTCTACCAAGAAGCCTGCCAAGGCTGCCAAGGCTGCTAAGAAGTCCAAAAAGCCTGTTGAGGTTGAGGACGAGGAAGACGAAGAAGAGGACGAGGATGAGTTCGAGGAAATCGACTAATCCGGGGGCTTTGCCCCTTAATGCAGCTGGCCTGAGAGCAAGATAGTGCTCCTTATGACTTTTGTTTCATACAATGACGGCCAACGGTGACAAGCCCGTGTAAATTGCAGAGTCAAGGGTGTGCTCAGTTGGGAGACTGAGATAAATGGTATCCCCCAGAAATCCATCTGTCACCATTTCTGGGGGATATTCAGTACTTTGAGAGGAGTGATACAGATTCATATCAGTTACTCTCGGATGGCTTCATATCTTCATTGTCCTTATCAGCATTGGTTGAGATATGTACGTCGTCTTGAGAAAAAGAAACCTGAGCGACCACTGTACTTTGGTACTGATTTTCACAAGCTGCTAGAGCTGAGGAACGATAAACAAGCCCTCAAGGAAGCAAGAGAACAGATCAAGGAAACCTACTATGAGATGCCTGCATCTTGGCAAGGAGATCTCGGTGAGACTTATCTTGATGATCTGTTTGTTATCTTTAAGGATTATCAAAAGCTCTACAAAGATGTGAGACAGCCACAAGTTACAGAGCTACCCTTTGAACTCACCATTGGTAACTGCAAGGGTGAGCCAATCATATTCGTAGGTAAGATCGATGAACTGTACTTGCAGAAAAGGCAAGGAGTCAAATTCATAACCGTGGGTGAGCATAAGACGTTCAATAACAAGCCGAACATGAACATCCTAATTATGAATACTCAAAAATGCCTGTATGCTAAAGCAGTTCAATATTTCAAGGGGATTTTACCTACAAAGGTAAAATGGGATTACATTCGCTCAATCCCTGCTTCTGAGCCTATCTGGCTTGAGAAGTCTCAACGATTCAGTGAAGCAGCTTCCAACAAGATCACACCAATGAGCTGGAAACGAGCCTGCAAAGCTCATAACATTCTTGATCCTGAGGTAATTGCAAAAGGAGACCGTTACAAAGACAATATCAACGAGTTCTTTTTTCAGATTGAACTCGATATTGACCCTAACATGGTTGATACTATCTGGGATGGATTTGTATATACCTCAAAGCAGATCATTAAATGTGGCTCAAAGAACACAACAAGAAATGTAACACGAGATTGTTCATGGTGTCCGTACTATGATATCTGTTACACGGAAATGACAGGAGGAGATGTGCAATATGTCATCGGCAGAGACTACCAAGAACGGAAAGCCCCTTAAAGTACATGTAATCAATCCTAACACAGGAAATCTCTTTGACCAGGAGGGTCAATTTGTAATTGGCCTTATTGGCAATGTGGAAAAAGATCATGTAGTGTTTACAACAATGTGTATGGGGGAATTGACCGGTGTAGATATCCTCATGACTGTAAAAGCACTGAAGGAGACAGTCATTCCTTCACTTCTTGATTCAGTAAAAGTTTCTGAGCAAGAAGCTGATTCATTCTTTGAGATAGTCGAGGGAGACACAGATGGGAATTCTTGACAGAGCAGTAGACATTCAAGATCTCGGTCAAAGAAACCTTTGGGTCTTGTATGGCAAATCTAACTCAGGTAAGACCTATGTCGCATCCACATTTCCGAAGCCTATGCTGTATGTACAGATTGGTGATGACGGATCCAATACAATTGCTAGAGTGAAAGGTATCAAAGCTATTTCTATTGAAAGTATTGCTGAGCTTAAAACTCTTGGTGATGAGCTTATCAAGAACAAGACTTATAAAACAATTGTTGTGGATACGTTTTCCATGGTTGTTAATGAGTGGACTCAGCAGAATGTGACCGGCAAAGGCAAGAAGATGACTCAGCAATCATGGGGTGATCTCAAGACCGAACAAGAAGAGATCATTAAGCTCATGTATAAGATTGCCAAGCGTCATATCACGGTTTTGACTTGCCACGAAAGCATGGACGCGATTGAGGGCATGGAGGATGAGATCACCCCTGACGTTCGTCCGTCTGTTTCTAAGGGTGCTCGCACATATCTTGAAGGTATGGCCAACTATGGCATTCATACCACCAAGATTGTGAAAGAGATCACCAAAGGTAACACTACCAAAGAGATTGTCAAGTATGCGGCTGATATTGGTCCCAATCCGTATTATTGGACCAAACTGCAAATTGATCCTAGCATTAAAGTCCCGGCGAGAATTATCAATCCCACCTATGATAAATTCATGTCAATTATCAAGGGTGAAGAATAACAAGGAGGAAAATTACAATGGCAAGAAAACTCAAACTCAACATGGAAGGTGTAGAAAGTTACACCAGATGCCCGGAAGGTGAATGGCTGGCAAAGCTCACCAAGATCGAGATGGGTGAGGTTCAGGGGAGCGGTGACGACTGTCTCAAAGCTAGGTTTGAAGTCATCAAGGGATCTGCCAAGGGCAATACCGTGTTTGAGACTTTTGCTTTGTCTGAAAAGGCTCTGTGGAAGCTGAAGTCCTTCCTGGAAGCTATCGGTGTCAAAGCAACTGGTAAGATCAGTCTTGATCTGGATAAGCTGGAAGGGAAGATCTGTATCATCGATGTCATTCATGATGAATATAATGGTACAAAAAGAGCAAAGATCAGTGCCTATGTAAAGCCGGGAGATGATTCCGACGATGACGACGATGAGGATGAAGTGGATGACGAGGAAGAAGACGATGATGAGGAAGAGCCTCCCAAGAAGTCTTCTAAGAAGCCTGCACCAGCTAAGAAGTCTAAGAAGCAGCCTGAACCGGAAGAAGACGAGGATGATGAGGACGACGAGGAAGAGGAAGAGAAGCCTGCACCCAAGTCCAAGAAGCCTGATAAGAAAGCCCCTGCAAAGAGCACAAAGAAGACCTCTTCCAAGAAGAAGTCTGAACCTGAGCCTGAAGAAGACGATGACGATGATGACGACTGGGAAGAGGATGACGATTGACTGAGTCCATATCCATTTGGTAATAACCCTTTGCCATTTTGAATGGGGGAGGCAAGCCTCCCCCCTCTCAAAGGAGAATTGTCTATGTTGAATAACTATGGAATCCCTGGGGATTCCAAGAAACTGAGAAGAAAAGTATTCTCTGAATTGATGACTCCTGATCCGGTTACAGGGTATATGGATGGGGAAGATTATCAGCTCATGAGACCTTATGTAAAAGCAAGAAACCTTGATCTTGAATCTTGTTTGTGGTTAGCTGTTCTTTATGGAATTTCATATTCTTGTACTACAACTATGAGATTCCTTGAGGAATTCCCGGTTATCAGTGCTGTAAGACCAAAAGCAGTTTCAACCTTTTGGAGAGCCTCAAAAGATACGCTATGGTTTAATCCAGACAAGAAATACCTAAAAAACAACAATCAAGTTATCCCGGCTATACGATCTATCTACAAACTATCACATGGAAACATGACAGAGTATCTTGAACCTTTGCTTGCTCAAGGTTTTGATACAACATATAAAGAGATCACAAAGAATTGGAGATTCTTTGGCCCACATGGAGCATATCTTTTCTTTGATGCTCTATATGGTATGCGGCCAGAATTTTATTCTGATCCTACACATATTGATTGGAAAAATTGCGGACAAACTGTAGTTGAAGGAATGGCACATCTTCTTTGTAATGACGAAGATATTGAGAACAAAGACTATGATTTTGATAGATACAACAAGATGGTTGATACTTTATCAAGCAAGTTTAGCAAGCCTAAAATTGTAATTGAGTCTAATCTTTGCTTTTTCCGCAAACTTTTTAAGGGATCAAGATATCTTGGATATTATGCAGATAGGCAATTGGAAGAGTGTTTATCCACAGAAAAAATCCTTTCAAAGTATGGTATCGATATTTGGGATCTGCGAAAAAAGACTGTTCAGGATAGTTTACGGGGTGAATGTCATGGCTGGAATTCTATTCGCAAAGATCGGTTGAAGCTATTCTTAACTACAGGAGCACTCGAATGAGTAGAGTACTTGTCAACATCAGAGGATGTAACGGTGCAGGAAAATCCACAATCCCTTTATCCATGCTGGATGATCCAAAGCTGAGTGAGAGTTACATATACTCAAGTGATGCAAAGCGTATTGCCACAATCACGGTATTTCCTACCTATGGTTGGGTTGCTCTTGGAAAGTACTCTAACAAGTGTGGTGGCCTTGATACGATTAAGAGCATAGATATTGTCAAGAGAGCACTTCAGTATGCGTTGATAAGCTTTCCAAAGTATGACATCATCATGGAAGGTATTCTATGTAGTACAACATACTCTAGTTATGCGGATATGTATCGCAAAGCAGAAAAGAAGTATTCTGTACAGCCAATCATTCTGTCCCTTATGCCTCCAGTTGAGGTTTGTCTTGCACGTATCCAAAAGAGAAATGGTGGAAAACCAATCAAAGAAAATCTTGTTGCAGACAAGTGGGGTATGGTTTACCGTAGTCACCAGAAGTTCAAAGCTGCAGGATTCACTACTGTAAGAGTAAATACAGAAAAGGTTGCAAAAAGCAATATGCAAGCTGCATTCTTCAAAACTATTGAGAAATACAGGAGGGCTTATGACCAAACTTGAAATTCACAAAAGATTGTGCAATGAGACGCACAGCTTGTATGAGAAAAAGAACTCTGACTATGGTGATAGCTTTTCTCAGCTTAGAAAAAGATATCCCAACTTTGTGTGCATGCGACTGTTTGATAAGCTGAACCGGCTGGATACGATCATTCAGCCCGGATATGAGTGCAAGGTTTCTGATGAGAAGATTGAGGACACCCTTATGGATATTGCCAACTATGCTCTTATGGAGCTTACCGAACGAAGAGCGGATTCTCCAGTTCATGGAGATATTGACATTTTGAAACCGAAGGAGCATCTGAAAATAAAGGCAACCTGCAACTGTACTGAAGAGTCAAGACTTTCACAGCTGAAGATTGCTGGCTATGAGGAGGATCATTAAATGAGGATTGATACCAATTGGCTGACTGAAGCTGTGTCCATTATTTCCAATGGTACAGCTGACAGGCTCACAAAAGGAAACATCACTGTATACCGAGTGAAAAACATCATCCGAGTTGATATCAAGGGGGATAACTAAGATGAGTGTAACAGTATTTCAAGGTGACACTGTCAATGAGGTTTGGGTGAAGGCATATAATGCTCTTGCAGCTATGGCAGAAAACTGCTTTAAGGATCCGTCTAGAGATGGCCCTGTTGTGGGAGAGATCTGTGACGCAGTGTTTTGTGTAGCTGATCCTACAAAAAACATTGTCACCAGTGAGATTCGTAGGATGCCTATGAGATATGCTGTAGGTGAGCTTGCGTGGTATCTTTCTGGATCTAATAGTGTCAAGGACATTGCTCGGTTTGCCAAAAAGTGGGCTGACCTCTCTGATGACGGAGTGCATAACAACTCTGCATATGGGTATCGTATCTTTTCACAGTTTGGATTTGATCAGTGGTATTACGTGAAGAAGTTGCTGATCAGAGATCCCAATACTAGACAGGCCATTATCCATATCAAGGATGCAAACAATCAACCTACCAAAGATGTACCTTGCACGGTCTACCTTCAGTTCTTCATTCGTAAAGGTAAGCTGAACCTCTCTGTCCACATGCGTTCCAATGACATCTGGATGGGTGTTCCCTATGATATGTTCAGTTTCTGCTTCTTGCAGATGAAAATGGCTATGGAGCTTGGAGTTGAAATTGGTGAATATACTCACTATGCAGGATCTCTTCACATGTACGAAAGAGATTATCTTGCATCTGAAGAGAACATCAAAGGGATGACAAGCGGAGACACATGCAATTGTGATGCAGCTTCCAAGTCTGTTTGCAGTTGTCTTGGAGCTGGTACTTGTAACTGAGGTGTGACATGGGAGGAGATCGTGTAAAAGTTCTGTTCAAAGTTCTTGATGAGAATATTGACAAATTGGTCTGGGAACATGTATGCTATTGTCCTGTGGATGTGTATAAAGAGTTCTTCAGAAAGACCAAAATCGAGAAGTTTGAGCTTGCAGATTATGCAGTAAAATGGGCAAGGGAGGACTTTTGCATTGATCTCCCTATGTCCACAGTAAAAGACATAGCAATCCTGAGAGAGCTGGTTTTGGACAAGTACAAAAATGTGTACCCTCACATTGTAACACATCCAGAAAACAAGAAGTTTGATTATCAGGGTTGGGTAAGAGTTTGGATGACCGAACACATGAAAAAAGAATTGAGGTTTTTGAAGAAATGACAGGAAGTATGAATGATCTGCCTAAAATTGTTGCAGTTGATTTTGATGGAACTCTTGTAGAGAGTAAATTTCCAGCCATTGGTGAGCCCATTACAGCTATGATTGATCTCTGTAAACAGCTGAGAAATATGGGTGTGAAGTTAATTCTTTGGACATGCAGAGATAATGATTCTCCTGAAAAGAGCCTTGATGCAGCTGTAGAATTCTGTGCAGAACAGGGATTGACATTTGATGCTGTAAACCGGAATATTCCTGAAGTGATCAGCCTATTCCACAATGATACTCGCAAAGTATATGCGGATCTGTACCTCGATGATAAAGCTACCCCTCCTTGGCAAGATCCTGCATACTGGAGCAAGTGTGTTGGTTTGAGCTGGAACTTTGCCAGGAAGGAGCTTATTCATGGGATTTGAGAAGAGTTTTCAAACAGAAGCTTTGAAGTACCTCAATAGTCTTCCTGGTTGCAGAGCTGAGAACGTATCTGGCAATGCAAAACAATCAGGCAGACCAGATATCAATGGTTGCTACTATGGCCGCATGTTCAAAATTGAGCTTAAAGTTCCGGACAACAAAAACTCAGCCAGTAAAAAGCAGAACTATGAACTGCAACGCTGGCACAAAGCTGGAGCTGCTGTAGGTGTAATTTATTCTATGGATACTCTGAAAGATATGATTGGAGCTATGGAATTGTACAGAGGTGTAAGGAATCCTACACGATATGAGATTTGCGAAACAAATGGGTGTATATCCTGGTACAAGATTTGAATTCAAGACAAAGCCTTGGGCACATCAGCTCAAGGCTCTTGAATATATGTATCCTAGAGATACTGCTGCTCTCTATACAAAACCTGGATCTGGTAAGACCAAGATTATGATTGACCTTATCATAAACCGTGGATTCAAAAGAGTATTGGTTGTGGCTCCAAAAAAGCCTTGTGATGTATGGCCCCCGCAGATTCAGTTGCATTCTAATCTGATTCAAGACAACATTGTACCCTTACACCATCTATCTGGTAAAGACAAGGCTGAACAGATAAGACTGGTTATGCAGGCTCCAAAAGATAAGACCATCATCTTTATATGTAACTATGACTCTGTCTGGAGAGAACCAGTAGACAAGATGTGGTTTTACAAAAAACTTGGTCTTGACTGTGTAATATGTGATGAGAGTCATCGTATAAAGTCACCATCTAGTAAGTGCTCCAGATTCCTCGGTAAGTTAGGTAAGATAGTCCCACATCGCTATCTGTTAACTGGTACACCACTTGCAGAAAACCCTACAGACGTATACGCTCAGTACAGGTTTCTTGATCCAACAATCTATGGAACAAATTACAGGGCTTTTTGTGATCGATATCAGAACATTGATGCAAACTTGAGTGCCAGAGTGGGATTCCCCATCCTTGACAAGGCAAATCCATATAAAAATCTTGACGAACTCAAGGAGAAAATGTTTTCTTGTGCGTTTTATATGAGATCAACAGTAAAACTCCCCAAGACTTCCCGTATGGTTGTAAAAATACCCATGGATGAGATATCTGAGCAAACATATAAGGAGCTGTCCAAGGAAGGTGCAGTTGAGTTTGAAGAAGGATTCATGACTGTAAACAATGCCCTTGCTATGATTATACGCAAGCAGCAGGTCACGAGTGGTTATCTGCCGATTGAATATGAAGATGGTACATCTGAGCTCAAAAGAATCAGCACCTATCGTCGCACATTCTTGTATAAATTCTTACAAGGTCTGCCGGAGTCCGAGCCAGTCGTCATCTTTGCTAAGTTTCAAAAGGATCTGTACTCTATTCGGAAAGCTGCAGAAAGACTTGGTTGTGGATATTCTGAAGTATCTGGTCGGGAGGATTCTCTCAAGGATTGGAAAGCTGGTAAGACCCGAATTCTTGGTGTGCAGTATACAGCTGGATCAGAGAGTATTGACCTGACTAGAGCGCATCTGTGTATATTCTACACTCTTGACCATTCTCTGGGGAAATACGAGCAAGCCCGCAAGAGAGTTCATAGACCTGGACAAGAAAGCCCTTGCATCTATTATCACTTTGTAGCAACAATGTCTTCCGGTCGTACCGTGGATCAAGATATTCTACAATGCTGGAAAGACAAGAAAGACTACATCAATCTAATCATGAGAGCTGGTAAAATTTCTTAAAATTTCTTAAAATTTGTGATTTTTCCCTGTTTTTGTGAAATTTCCTTACAAATGCATAGAGAAAAGCTCAGAGCTCCTTGTAAACTGTGCAGAAATCAGTACTTTTTACAAGAAATTCTGGGCTTTACTTTTGGAAAAGAAAGAAGTATGATATGCTTGTAAGGTTGAGGGAGGTGAGAAAATGAGTCAGCCCTACAGAAAAGGAAACT